AACGAAAAGCTGCCGGAGAAGTTATCTCAACAGCATTACAGGGCTCACCTGCCCCTGATGGCTGAGAACAATTATATGTCCCTAAATTGGTCTCTTCTCCTGAAAAGCTTCCTGTATCACTTCCTAAAACTTTAATGCTATCAGGAAAGCCATTTTGAGAGCCCCCATTTCTGGCCCAAAAAATAAAAGACGCAACTGAAACGGCACTAAGAAAATCCCATTGAATCCAACAAGAGCCGTCAGATTGTGGACCATCGGAGTCTGAAAGCCAGGTATCATCACTGTCTGTTAAAGTGCCATTCCAAGCTTTATAGCCATAAAAACTAGAATAGTTTCCTGACACCGTACAGTTGGCTTTTATTGTATCTGATCCTACTAAAGTAATGGCCATACGGGGACCCCTTACACCCCGGGGAGGCTCTTAGGCCCCCCGGGGATAAGTATAAGAATTAATTACGCTGCATACGGCAGGGTGATAGCAACGGTGTCAATGGTCGTGGTCCCGCCGCTGGTGATGGCGGTATTGGACATATTGAGCTGTGCCCCGCTGGTAGCGATGGCGCCGTCAAATCTGATGGCCGTGGAGCTGGCCCCGGTATCAACGCCATTGTCATAAAACCGGAACCATCCGGCCGTACCAGTGGCACTGGCCGCGCCGGACCATACCTCCCCGGTTTCCTTGGCGATGGCGCCCTCGGAAACAGCGCCGAAGTTCAGGCCGTTTGCGAGCGTGTCGGCCACAAAGGCCGCGGAGCCCTGTGAAATCTCCACCAAAAGGCTGCCGGATTCGGCGTCATCCGGATCCGTCGGCTGCGTGCCGGTGAAGATCCGCAAGACACCCTGTCGGAAAAGATCCGAAAAGCTGCCGCCGCGGGCAGCTGCAAGAATGACCTGGTCACCATCCTCCTCGGTCTCCAGGGACCCGGCGGCCACTTCGATAGCGCCGGCGGCAACCGCCAGGATTTCAAACGTGCCGTTGTTGCTGGTCGAGCCTGCAACGGTGATCTTGTCGCCGACGACGAAGTCACCCAGGCCATTACCGGAATCAAGAATCTGATCCCTTGAGCTGGACCCGGTACCGTCACCAAAGGAAATGGTGGTCCCGGTAATCAGGTTCAGCGCCTCTGCCTTTTTGTCCATCATTGCGTTTCGCAATCCTGTAGAAAGTCTGAGAGCCATGATTTTTACTCCAATCCATGAATAAAATTGTAGCCAATGAGACAGCCAAACCCTTTTTGACCGGTCTCCGGATAAACGATTTTGTCTTTGTTAAGATTGATGATGCTCCCGCCGGCCGTGCCCAGGATGGCGCCTTCGGGGCTTGCCCAAAGCGCACAAAGCCGTGGATCCTTGAGCCCGACATCTGCCCCAGGAACATAGGCGGTCGCGTCGCTCCATTCGATGGCCGGATAAGGCGCCACCTTTTGGGCGACAAATTCCCGGGGCTTTTTGCCGGCCAGGAAATAGGTGTTCTTTGACGTCGATACGAACAACCCGTCATCTACGGGCTTGACCATCAAAACTTTGGTGTTGAAAGGGGCGAAAGATTCCGCCAGGTTGAAAAGATCATTATTGTAGGGCTCACTCCACCAAACAGCGTTGTCTTCGGCAATGAACATCCTGGAAAAAGCCCAGGCCAGGTGATGGCCGGACATGGGGCCGAAAAACTGCCGGTTTGTGGTCGGTCCGGTGTAGGTGCCTTCTGCCCAGGCATAGGACACACCGTCCTTGATGCGTCCGCGCTCGTGGCCATTGGCGTAATATGTGTAATCCCCTACCTGAACAAAAGACACCCGGGCGCCGGCCGTGAGCCCGGATCGGACTCCTTGCAAGGAAAGATCCGGCCCGATCCGGTAAATGGCGCCGGCAGCCGAACAGACGAAGGCGTCTCCGCCGTCACAAAAAAGGCTGTGGTAACTGCCGGCCTGCAGCAGGTTGAGGCCGCGGCGCCGGTTGACCCTCAACGTTTTGTCAATGGAGACGTTCACGGCCGCCTGCAGGTCGGTAATGCCGTTTTTCTGGAAGGGCACCCGGACCGGATCAGCTACCGTATTCAGGCCTGTGGCGCCGGCAAAAACGATAATCGGGTTCATGGTATGTACCCCGCTGAGTCGTCGTCGTATTCGATCGGCTCCCCGTCTTCGCCAAGCAGCAGCTCCAGCGCGAAAAGGCCCGCATTGAACCGGTTGAGATAGTTCTGCGTGTTGACCTTCTGCCCGTCCATGCCGTCCTCAATCAGGTTGTAGATGTATCCGGCAACATCGGACACGATGAGCTCATCCTGGAGCTCCTCGGGGATGTCCTCGGGCTCGTCGGCGTCATCTTCTAGGGGTTCCGGGTTCTTGTAATAATGAACCGTCAGGGTTTCCGCGGCTGCCGGCACGTCCCGGAAAAACAAACGCTTTCCGTAAAACGTGCAAATATACGGGCTGCCGGCGTTCAGCTCGCGCCCATAGACCTTGATGAAATCCCTGAATGAATCCTTGATGGTGATCAGTTTGCCGTCAGAATCGACAACCATGTTCGCCGGCCGGGAATAATCCGGCGGTAAAGAAATGATGCCGGTGGCTGTCGTTTCAACATCGCCTGCGGTGTAGAGCGACGGAAGCGGCGGACTCAGGCTATACTTGCCCGGCATGGCCACCCCGCGGGCGATTTTTTTAATCGTCCGGTTTATCAGGGTAGTCAGGACCGTGCTCGTATAGCCATCGTCCTGGATAGCGTCCTGAACGCTCTCAATGAGTTCGCTCAGTGTCATCGGCTATTACCTCGCGTAGGGGTCAAGTTCGATGTCAATGTCCACCTTGCCGGCTGCCGTGCACTGGGTGAGAACGATTTTGATGAATTCGCCTTTTTCGAGAACGTGGTCGCCGTTGTCTGCATCGGCCGTCCAGGTTGCAAGGGCGCCCGCGGCAATGTCATCGCCAAAGGCAGCGACACCCAGGGCGGTACCAGCGACTTTCTCGGTCAGGGTAAGGGTTTCACTGTCGCCAATATCGGCCTGGGCAACGGCTTTGACGTCCCGGAGGGTACACCGATAGGGAACGCGGAAATATTCGGTCACGGCCGCACCGGTGGACCCGGTCATGCTGTGCTGAAAATGAATGTCTTGATCCATGGTTGATCTCCTTGTTTTAAAAAGTGGTGATGGGAAGCGGCAGGGGCTCAGAGGCCCCCGCCGTCGTTACTTGCCTACATCAAGGCTTTATTCAGGCTCAGTGACACCGGTGTTCCGGTTGTGGGCCTTACGATTGGTGCAAATCAGCTGGCCAATCCAACGGGTATTGGCCGTCAGGGTATCCGGCTGATCCTTGCTGTACTCCCATTTGGGCGGCGTGAACTGATACTTGCTGTGGGTCTTGACCGACAAATAGTTCAGGTTCAGGGCGTCGATATAGCCGCTGGACTGTTTGTCGTCGGCAACTACCGGCTGCCCGCCGAAAAGAACGTTGTCGAAACCCGCGTTGACCAAGTCAACGTCTGCATACCGGGCCTGGACCTGGAGGGTTCTTTCAAACCCGTCTTTCAGGACATCCGTGGTGATATACAGGTTGGGTTTGGCGTCCTTGTTCTGGCCGACCTTGGCGCCCCGGCGCAGGGCCTGCATGACCTTAAAGGAAATGGTACCGATGGCGCCGGTAGCGTTGGCTTTCCAGTTGGCCATATCGTCCTCAGCGATGCTGCCGTATGCGGTGTCCGTGGTGGTGTCGAACAGGTTGCCGAGACCCAGAAAACACTTGGCATCTGCCGCGGACGCATAAATATCCGTGCCCATGCTGTCCCGGATGGTTTTCTGAATGTTCTGCAACTTGGCGTATGCCAGGTTGACCATGGCCTGTTTCCCGGAGTTCTGGACCTGATCGTCCAGATCGATGGTGTTCGAGGCATAGTAGCCAGCCCATCGGAAACGGGCCGCATTCAGAATGTCCTTTTTGGACTGCGGAATTTTGGTGGTGTTGCCGTAAGAGCCGCCGTGCGACTTTCCGTACTCGAGGAATGCTCGAATCATCGTGCCGCCGTCGACCAGCTCACCCGGCGTAACCAGGTTGTCTTTGAACTTGCCCCCGGCCATCAGCATGTAAAGGAGCACATTGTCGTCGAAATAAATATCGACGGGATTGTTAATTACAAAATCCTCGGTGATTGCCTGCAGTTGGGTTAAATCCATGGTTATACCTCCATATTCTGCGAAGGCCCCGGCGCCCGGGTGCTACTTAGCTGTCAAGCGCGTTGAGCCTCGCGAGCATGCTTGCTTTAATGTCCGCCGCGGATTTACGGGTTGTGGTTCGCCCGACCTCCGCGGCACTCTTTCCGGGTTGCTGGAGAACCTTTTTCGTACGTCTGTCACCATCGGCGATGCGGGCCGCCTCCTGTTTGCCCTTTTCTTCGCCCTGCCGTCTGGCCTCATCGGCCTCTGTCATGGCAACCGTGGCCTTGTGCTGGAAATAGGCCGAAAAATCATCATGCAGGTGCGGCATGTTCTTTTTGACCTTGTCCAAAACGCCTGTTCGCTTGAGCTCCTCGAAATCCGGATGCTGTTCAAGGAATGCGGCCTGTTCGCTCTTGATGGCCTTTTCCTGCTGCATCTTTTCGGACCGGGTCAGCGCCTGCTGCGTGGCGTGCTCTGCGGCCAGGTTTGACGACTTGACGATGCCCTCGGCGACTGTCAGTTTGCCGTCTTCAACATCCTGCTGAATGGCGGCAAGTTGCTCGTCATATGACGGGCCTTCGGGTTCTGCCGGTTTGGCAGGCTCCGTGGGCGCCGCATTTTTGTTGAGCAACAACTCTGTCAATTGTTTGTTCTGAGCGCCTGTCTCGGACAGCTTGTTTTCAAGCTCCTGATAACTTTTGATCAGATCGTCTTGAGATTTGAACTTCCCGAGAATCGGCTCACTCTGTCCCTGCCCGCCGTTGTCGGCTGCGGCTTTTCCGTCGGCATTATCCCCGGGTGCGGGGGTGTCGGCTTTTGGGGGCTGGCTTCCTGCTGGCATAATTCCTGACATGACGTACTCTCCTTTCCTGATGGGGCTGCCGCGTGGGCAGTTATCCCGGTTTTTGGGTTGCGTTCACCGGTCGGGCGGCTATCGCTCTACGATGCCGTTATCCTTGAGGTGGCGCTTGTATTGGGTGCGGTTTTCAATGGGGCGCTCTGTTGGGTCTTCCAGGTCCTGGAGTGCTCCGCGGACGCTGTCATCCAGCCAAACAGGTTCATCCCCATGACTCCCGCCATGGCCCTGAACGATGACGTGCCGGCCGTGCCCGGATTGACAATGCGGGCAAAGCGGGTGAACGTCGTATTCGGCCAGGTGCCTTACTTCCTCAAATTCGTGTTTGCATTCGTCGCATTCGTAGGTGTAAAGCGGCATTTGCTATTCCTCGATTTGTGAATTGAAAAAATCGACGGCGGTCTTGATGCTGTCGAAATACCGGCCGCCATTGCGCCGAACCATGCGGCCGACCTGATCCAGGCTCTTGAGCTCAGATTCTGAAAAATTGATTTCTGTTTCTGGCAGCGGGGGCTTTGAGGCGTCCAGATACCCGGCGTAATCGGCGTTGTGCAGGCAAAAGACGGTCTTTCCCGGCCGCTTGTTGGAATCCTCGATGGCCTCGGCGATCGAATAGACCCCGGACATCAGCGGAGTGATGACGTACAGGCAAAAGTCACAATGCTCCCGTTCGTGCCGCTCGCGCTCCTGGGCTTCCTCGTTCCAGTCGTCAACAACCGGGTTGAAGGCCTCTATCCCGGGTTCCAGGTATGGAATGAATCCGGCCTCCCGCCATCTGGACCCGTTGCATGTTCCTCCAAGAAAAATCTTCAATGGTGCGCTCTCCTTTCGTTAAGACAAAACCTCACTTTTAAAACGTTCCTGTTTGTCTTATGCAGTAGCCCCCTGCTGCGCGCGCGGGGTGCCTGGTTTCGGTCCTGGCGTTTCGGTTGTCGGTGCTCCGCCGCCGGCGGCTGCCGGCTCCGGCTGCCCGACCTGTTTTTCCATCAGGTAGCTTTTCAGGTGGGCGGCTTGTTCCTGGGAAAGCCCGGCCTGAATCAGGCCCTGGATGTACATATCCAGTTGGCTTTCTCCGATGCGTTCGAGCACTTCCTTGTAATTTTGGAAATTCAGGGTTTCGAGTAGGGCCTGGCGGTCGATGACGTTCATTTTGAATAGGGTCATCGCCTGTTCCTGGGTCTGGACGTTGGTCCTGGCCACTGTGGATCCGGATTCGACAACATAATTGAAATGCCGGCCGGCAAGACCGATGCCCTGGAATTCGTATTTCTCCCCGGAGGCCTCGATGGTCTCGATCCGGTCGGAAAAGTTCTGCAGAAATGAAATGGCCCACCTGCCGCGCTCGCGGGTGAGGCGCTCGATGGCCCTGATTTTGGCCTGAATGAGGACCGCGTTACGTTCCTGCAGCGCCACAATGGCCGATGCGGCCGTCACTCCCTGGGGCACTACCCCGCGGTCGGCGTCTTCGATCTGGTAAATGCGGTCATGGAAATTGACCAGCATGTCCACCACCTGGAAAAATCCAGACGGCAGGTTCGGCACCGGGATAAACTCAATCCTGGCGTTCGGCCTGGTCGGCATGAGAATCAGGTTGGGCTTGTTGTTGATCATTTTCCGGGTGATGCCGCAGCCCTTATCCACCCGCAGGGGCGGTGACATGGCCCGATTGGCCCAGGACGCCAGGCGGGAAACAATCTCATCGATCCTTTTATTGAGTTCGCCGGTTTGTTCGGCGGCCGAGAATCCCCAGATACATGAGGGATCTTCGTAGGAATTGGCGTAATAGAATGGATACCGACCCCATGCGTATGTTCGGCTGATCTGATCCAGATTCAGCTCAAAATTGATATTGGGGTTTTCCATGTCGGCGAGAACCAGCTCGCCGCGGTTGCAGACGGTAATGACCCGGATGCCGTCGGGGTATTTCAAGGCCTTGACTTTGATCGGCTTGCCGCCTTCATCAACTTCACCGGTGTCGACCATGACCTCGGTGTAATCCCGGGTCCAGAGTTCAACGACGAGAGCCTCATCAACGGCGCCGGGCACCAAGGAAACATTGTTTTTGACCTGGTCATGCACAATACCGGTGGTCCGATTGAGCATGGTTTCATTCGGCCGGACGTTCTCGCGGTCCTCACGGCCGAGAACTTGCCGGACGTCTTCGGCGTCAACGCCTTCAACATCGAATTGCGCCTCTACCCTGGAAACGTCCATTGCATAGGCATGGATCAAGACGGCGGCCTTTTGCAGGTCTCCGGTCAATCCGGATTCCGGGAAAAAGGCGTAGGGGTCCATGACAACCGGGTTCGGCTGCCGTTCTTCCGGGTCCCAACAGGCCTTTTCAATGGTGATGCCGAAAACCTCGTTCGTCTGGCATGATCGGGATAGGCTGGATTGCTGTTCTGTTTCGCTCCACCATTTCCGGATCTTGGTCGTCAGGACCTGATCGGCCTTATCCGTGTACCCGTCCAGGTCGACCACTTCGACAACCGGGTTTTTGCTGGTAACATTGGCGACTGTCCGCTGTACGTTGGCAAAGAACAGGTTGACGGTGATCTTGTTTCGATCGGTCCGGGCCAGGTCTCCCCAATGGTTGCCGCGCAGCAGCTTATAATTTTCCCGCCAGCGGTCCAGGATGCCGAGTCGCTCCTTATCGGAATAGGCCTGTTCAAACAGATTCCAGACCCACTTTCCCAAATCAGGGTGATTCTCGGGCGGCGGCTCATTGCGGCTGTATTCGGCGATGTCCTTATACTTTTTCATCGGTCTCCACCTTTACCCGGACGGTTTTCAGCTTCCCGGACGGCGCCAGGGCGGCCCCGCAGCTCGGGCATTCCAAGCAGCCATAACCCGCGCTCGGGTCCGGCGGCGGCGGCGTCCATCCATAGGCGGCATATTTCGGCAGCAGCTCCAGCATGCCGGGGTTGGCCGAGCGTCTGGCCCGATATGATTTGGTGATGCGGTGATAAATTCCGCCGCAGTTCGGGCACTTGACATGCAGGGTGGTCTTGGGCTTCGTGGTCGTTTTCTTGGCTGCCATCAGGGGGCCTCCTTCTCAGGCACCGGCTTAGATGTCTGCCGGCCGGCCTCTTTGGCCAGGTTCTCGGCGAATATGTCGACAAACCGGTCATTGGCCTCTTTGATTGGCTGTGGAAGGTCCCGGGCCCTAGTTTCGTCACCACCAATGCCGCCGGAAAATTCGTCCGTCAGGTTGAAGGCCTCGCCATCGGGCGGTGGTGTAAACAAAGACGCCTCAGAGGGGTCCCGTTTGGTTTTGAAAACCAGGAGCCCGCCCAAAAGCGTACCGGTCAACGTGGCGAGCCATCCAAAAATCAGATACGTGAGATGTGAATCCATGCGCTTTCTCCAGAAAAAAAGGCCCGAACCAATAGCGGGGAGGGAAAAGGATAAAAAACCTCCCCAGGTGCTATTAATTCGGGCCTTCGAGGTTCTCTTTCGTTAGAAAGAGGCTGCCAGGGAACCTATGTCTTTACAGGGCCTTTCGGGTCTCCATAACTGGGGTTCTCACCCTGCCCTGTGAAACGTCGACTTCAAACCGGACCTTGCTTGTCTGGTCGCCTTCAACCAGCTTGGCCAGCTCCCGGCTCATCTTTGCCACAACCATCTGCAGCTGTTCGAGTTTGGATAAACTCATTGATCAATAATCTCCGAGATTGATCCAATAAACGGTAATCGTGCCGGTAACCAGAAGATTGCAGGCGGTCGTGGTGACATCCTGATCCGCGTCATCGACAAGGAAATTCAGGTACATATCCAGGGCCGTGGTGGTGCCATCAACGACAGCGTTTTCGGTTGCCGTGGACTGGCCAGTTGCGGTCGTCTCACTCTCGGATGCCTGGGGCGTTGCCGTGGTCGGGATGATATTCTGTTCGGTCGTGGCAAGCGTGGCGTTGTTACTGGCGGTGACCGTCCCGACACCGAAATCCCCGTCCCAGTCGGCGTTTACCCCCGCGCTGGATAGTGCAAGCTCCAGATCCGCCGTGGCCCCCACAATCATGATCGCGCCGGCCGGAAAATCATAAAGTTTGGTTCCAACATAGGCCACTGTGTCGGCGACGTCTGCCAAGGCCATGGGTAGGGCCGCTGCCGTGATAACCGTTTTGTGAATCAACCCGGCGCCGTATTCAGATACAGCCAGGTAATCGCTGGTGACAACCGTTCCCGGGGCAGCCACCCCGCCGGCCATCACCTGGTCTCGCGTGTCGACATAGGCTTTAATGCTCTGCTGCGTTGCCAGGCTTTTATCCGAATCGGACCCCATGGCATCCTCATCCAGGATGGGATAGGTTGCCCGCCCTCCGACGGTGACCGCCTTGTCTCCGGCAAAGGCAACATCAATACTGACGCCGAACATGCAAGCGACGGCCAGGAACAGAATGGACAAAAACAAAAAGCTCTTTCTCAATTTCATTGGGAACCTCCTCAATCGTTATAATTGTATGCGTCGCCATCTTCGGCGGTTTCAAACCATGGTTCTTCAGTCAGGATGCTGTTGACTATCCCGCCCAGGATGCCGGCGGCCGGGTAATCCTCTATCCGGCCCTTTTCAGCGGCGTCATGCTGCATGGCCTGCAGGCGGGTAATCAAATCAACCTGCGGAATATCCAGGCGCCCATCCTTCAGGGTCTGCCGGATCTGATTCATGTAGAGCGGGAAAGCATGCCGTTCCCGGAAGTCGAGCGGGTCCCGGATGTAAAGCCCGGTATCCTGGCCCATCTGCTTTTCAATCTCCTGGCTGATCTTGGACACGATCGTCTGATACCTCAGCTCGTCGCCGGTCCAGGATCTCAGGACATGCTTATCCAGGCCCCACCCGTACAGGCGCCGGGTCAAAACGGCATCCTCCAGCAGCCGGGCCACTGTTCGGTGCTCCCGGAACTCCAGGATTCTAAAATTTTTGTCGGTGGTAATGCCAAGGATGATCATACACCCGGGCTCCATGGCCGGATAGGCCAAGGCGCCGAGAATGTTGCAATAGCCCTGGCCATCCCGGGTGTCCCGGTAAATTGGCGGGCGCAATCGTGCCGGCTGCCCGGTGACCGTTGCCCAGTCATAACGAGCCTGCCGGGTGCCGGCCTCGAAAGCGCTTTTGTCAATTTCAATGTATGTCGTGATCTCCGTCATAGGACATCCCCGAAAAAGCCGAGATATTCGATCTCGCAGCCGTACCTGGTGGCGTCGATGTAATGGTTGTCGGCATCAACCGGAATCGGAAGGCTGTTGCCGTCCTTATCCTTTTTCCATTGCCAGGTGTTCAGCTCGTTGACGACACCCTGAAGGCTCTCGTCAACGATGATTTCGTGTTTCTGTAACCATTTGATGCTGTATAGGAGTGAATCCGGCCCCTTTTTTACCGGACGGGCGTCTATGCCTTCGTCTTTCAATTCCTGAATGGATTTGGGCTCTGCGCTGTCACAGAAGATGCATTCATGCCCGATGATCGGTTTCAGCCGTTTGGCTATTTGCGGATTCGTAAGGCCCCGCTCGTGCCACCCGTTAAAGATCCAGATTTTTTTATGCCGACGGTCATAATGGAGTCTGACGAAGGCGTTCGGGTCGGCGGAGTATCCGAAGTCAAGGCCGTTCCGGATATGGTCAAATGTATGGGCGAGTCCGGACAAATCAGCGGTTCGCCAGTTTGTGAGAATTGCGTCGCCAAGGATACCCCAATTTCCAAGAGTGTAGACCTGGTACCAATATTTATCCGTCTCGTTTTCAAGCTCATTGTGATCGTCCTCATCAAGATACTCGTTGTCCAGGTGCGTGGTCTTTAAAATGGAAATGGAATCGTCCAGGTAATGCTTTTGATTGTCCTTCCAATCGATCGGGTCGAAAAACTCTTTGACAATCCAGTGCGTTCGGTAAATGGGGTTGAAACTTAATATGATGCGTTTCCTGATGCGCCGGCCATCATAGGTGGCCTTCCCCCTCAACCTTTTTCGCAGCTGCTTGACGTCGGACAGGGCGGCCTCTGTGGCCTCCTCAAGCCATATGTCGGTGATGACCCCGAGCTTTGGCGTGATGGACTTGATCTTTTCAACGTCATCCAGACCACTGAAAAGGATCTGGTACCCGTTGACGCAGGTAATATGCCCCTGGGACGGGACGATATTAAACAGATGTGTAGCTTTCAGGCGGGTGATGGCCTTGACCAATTCATTGAAAACCGATTTGCCCAGGCTGTTCCCGCGTTTCCGGCAGCACAGATAGTTGTGACCGCCGGCGAGCAGGTCCTCAATGGCCCGCTGCGCCAGGAAATAGGATTTGCCAGAGGATGACCCACCATAAAAGATTTCCGTTGGCCTGGTGAGCTCCAGGTACGGAATATAGACGGAGTTGTAAATCCCCTCAGAGATTTCAATCTCAACGTCGTATGGTTGGGCCGTCGCTACTGTCAATCGGCATCCTCCTTGAACCTGGTGATCCGGATCCGCTTTTTCCCCTGGTCATCCTTATCGTTCAACCCGAAGGCGTCGGACTCCATTTCCTGGAGGTTCTTCCGGGCGGCCACCAGCTTGGCATAGGTCTTGACCACTTCGTACATCTGAATAAACGGGAGAATGACTTTGCCGGTCTTTTCGTCGCGCCACTTGTCGAGCTGATAATTAATCCCCTGCTGGAGGTCATCCCCAGTCTGTGCCAGTTCCTGAGCCCGGCCCCGCTGCAGCATACGGACCGCAACCGGCTTTTCAGCTGCTGCCTCTATGAGCTCATCCTCGGACATCCCCTTTTTGTTCGAGGTTCGAACTTCGCTTCGAACTAACTTTTCTCGAACCCGATCTTTGACCTTATTGGCAATGTTCCGCTGCCACTTTTTGGCCTTGGCTTGTTTTCGGATGGCGGCCTCTGTGACTGTCTGTCGGTAGGTCTGGCTATGAACATGATCCGCAGCATACTGCCGGCTGATCTCACAGTTTGACATGCCCGAACACCACAAGGGCTTAATGCTGTCCCAATCTATAAATTTCCGCTTTGCCATAGTGCGGCCAGAATAAAACAAAGTGCTGAAACCCTTCAACCCCACCCCTCCGGGTCATGCCGTGCCAAATCGGGTCATGCCGTGTCAAATCGGGTCATGTCGTGTCAAACCGGGTCATATTCCGTTATGTAAAAAAATACGCCATAGGCGTATTTAACACTTGACAACATACGTCAATGACGTATAAAATAAACCAAAAACCACCAAATCAAGGGGGACCTATGGAAACAAAAAGCACAAAAAAAGAAATTGCCTGGGCCTGGCGAGAATACCGCGGGGACGTACCGGCCGCCGAAATGTTCAGCTGCCTTAAAACAGCGTACGGATGGCGGAATTACAACGATGAAACCCTGTTCGATTTTTTGGTTTCAGAAGTTTATGAGGACATTTATTGCAAGGCTTACGACTGTTAAAAAAAGGAGGCTCGACCATGAATCACTGGATCATCACCAAGGACCACATTGACAGTAAATTGGTGGGTATTAAATCCCGCAGCTTCCCCGCGGATCTCAAACCGGAGAACATGCCGGTCCGTTTCAAAATGTATGACGATGACCGGCAGCTCTACTGTGAGGGCCGTATGATGGAATGCGACTTCGACCCCCTCGATGACTTCGGCATGGGCGGCCTGGGATGCACCGAGCTGCAATATTCGAAAAACGGCAAGCCGTTTGATTGGATGTAAATCAACCGCCCCGGCTCCGGCCGGGGCACAGCAAAGGAGTAACCATGAATCCATATGAAGAATGTCCTTGGGACAATACACCGGACTGGGGAGAAATGGGCGCCAAGTGCCCGAAGTGCGGCAATGACATCTTGGAAGAATCCGGGACCAACCAGCGGGCCGGCACGGTCGGCCTGCATTGTGAGGACTGCGGGCATGAATGGCAGCACACAATGCACCCGGAAAGCGATCCGTTTGATAGCATCGTGGCCCTGGTGAAAAACATAGCCGAAAATGCCTGGAAATTTTACCGGGCCTTATATAAAGGTACGGCCTGCGGCCCCATGGTCGGATTCCGAATCGATGGGGAATGGGTGTATGGCCAGGACCTCCCCGACAAAACCCCGATTGAAAAACTGGACCTGTCCGGCGTCCGGGTTTCATCGATTGTGGAAGGGTCAGACGTTGAAATCGATGGAAAAATTTTCGATGCCCCTTTTAAACCGGATGAATTTTGGAAAGCCGTCAAGGCGGTCAACGACGAAGCGTCTTTTTACTGGGTCAGGGATAATTCGGTCTGGTATCATGTGTGGGACTCCGCCGGCGAATATGACGCATGGTGCCACATAGAAGGTTTTGATGACGCCGTGAAGTGGGACGATGCCGGCAAAATGCCCCCCGCTCTGCGAAATGACCTATCTGCTGCAATCATGAAGCATGCGGATGAAATCCCCATGGAAAAGCCGTTCCCGTACACCATCCCGGGCATGGGAAGTGACTGTTTTTTCATCCAGGAATTTGAAAACGACACGACTTATTTATAAAAGGGGGATGGTGATCAATGAATAAACACGAATACAAGCCACTTCCCGCCGGCAGCGTGCCGGCCAGGAAACCGCGGCGGGTCCCGGTTTACACAGAATTTGCTTACGACAAGTTTTCAGTATGGGAGTGCTGGTTCTTCGGCTTCCACACAAAGCCCAGGCTAAGCACAACTCCGGTACAGCTGCAGGACGGCCGCATGTTACAGGTCGGAGAAATCCTTGTTAAATTGGGGGGTAAACGCACATCCGCGGGTTTTGTCGATTTAACGTTTTACAAGGGATCAGGGTTCGAGCTCGCCGGCACATTTAAAAGCCTCGATGGAGATATTGTTTGTTTCCATCAGTGGCAAAATGGTAAACGCAAAAAAATGACCCTTGATAATTACAAAGCTGTGTACTGCGGATATGCAATCAGCGAAGGCATGCCGGGGCAATGGATCTTTTCAACGCCGGCAATTGCCGGCCGCGTGGTCGAAACAGAATGTGCAATCATAAAAACAGCCGCCCAGGTCCGGGCTGATTACCTGGCGGCCTAAAAGGAGGGGAACCTTTGAAAAAAGAATTTGAAACAGACCCGGCCGCGGCCGTCAAAAAACTCCGAAAGAAAAAAGGATGGTCGGTGGCAGATCTGGCCGAGCTTGTGGCCCGGAGCCCGAGAACGATTGAAAACTGGGAACAGGGCCGCAGGGCTATACCAGCTGCGGCCCTTAAAAGGTTAATCGCGCTAAGCCACCAATAACGTTTTATAGGCGCCCAGAGCAGAAATGGCGGAATCGACTTCATCAGCGACGCCGTGACGATCATTTTTTTCCACAACTTTTGAAAGCAGGTCCTTGATCTTTGTTACACCTTCGAGGGCCTGCTTCTTTTTTGCTTTATGATATGCCCGTTTCCCTGCTGGATCGTTGGTCACCCGCAATCCAGCCGCAGCCGTCAAGCGGTCCATTTCTTTTATGAAAACCCGCCCCCAGTCGCGTCGATATTCACTTGGGACAGTATAATCTTTTCTTTTGACAGCATCATTGGCCACAGCTTCCGCATGCTTTATGAATTTGTTGACCTCAATTTCATGTTCAGTTTCAATCCTTTTTGGTGTCCTTTTCATCCTTCGTATCTCCTATTTTTGTTTTTCTCCATTTCAAATAATCAGACCATAGCAACGTTGGCACCCCGCACTCTTTAACAACAGGCAGACCGTGACGGTAGTAGAGCCGCTTTGCAGATGAGATTGAGCGGCCAAGCATATCGGCGATACCGGCCCATTTTGTAGCGAATGCCTCCATATGCATCATTCTCCGATCAACGTTACGTGGGCGCCGGGCAGCTCCCCGACTTCAACGATCTCCGTGAAGCTGCCGACCTGGCGCCACCCGTCGTTTTTTAAAATCCCGGCTTTTACCAGACCATCGAGAATAAACTTTTTCCCGGCCATGATGTTGTCCGGATCCCGCCGGCGGTCTTTTTCAACCCAGATAATGCCGATGTCGGCACGCTTCATGGGGACCATGCCGGCCATTTTACAGGCAATAGAAACGCGCATGTCCCAGTCCGCTTTCATCTGTGAAAACTCAAACACCCGCCGGCGGCCGTTTTTTTTGAGACGCCGCTTTGAAGCCGCTATGATCTCGTTGAGGCCCGGCAGCGGTCCGGGAATGAATACGGTCTGTTTCATGCCGCTTCCGCCTCTATTTTTTTATCCCAGGCTTTGACCCCCTCGTTGGCCTCGTCGTATTCATCGAACTTGTCGCCTTTGCGGTCATAATATTTCCGCCAGGCCTCAAGCGCCGCGATCAACTCGTCAAGCGCCTTGCCGCGTCGGCTGTTTTTAATGTGGTCCCGAACATCGCCGACGACACCTTCGGTAAAGGAAATCAAAACCGTTGCAGGTTTCCCCTCGCTGAATTGTTCCTGCCTGAGCGCCTCTATTTTTGCGCTGAGAATCCTGATGTCTTTTTGCGTCAGGTCGTGGGGCCACATATCAAACGCCGCGTCTGATGCAGATTTAACGCGGGCCAGTATCGCGAGAATGGTTTTGTTCCGCTCTTTTGTTCTGTAAACAGACTCAAAAGTCAGTGCCAATCCGCGAGCAAATGCCAGTGCGGTAAATGTTTTCATCCGGGCTCTACTTGCCACTTATTTCTCCTTTCAAAGTTCAATTTCCAATTCCATCCAGAAGTCTCCATGTTTCCCGTCATCTCTGACAGATTCCAATGCCGGCCCTCCAACATGATTAAAATGAGCTTCGCATTTATCGCACCACCCCGAAGCAGCCGTAAACTTGTATGCGGCCTTATCATACCCGCATACCGGACAAACAAATTCGCCATATTTCCCGCCTGCCTGCTTTATTTTGACTTTTGCCATAAAATCTCCCAAGCTAAAGTTTAAATTGTATGTGTCCCTTCAATCCCTCGGGCCTCGCGCTCTTTGGTGCGCCTGTCCAGAAACTCCAGGGCCTTTTCCAGGTGAAATATGGCCAGGCTGTTCATGTTGCAACGGAACTGGGACCCCTGATAAAATTCCAGACGGTCCCGGGCAGCATCGATGACGTCTTCGACAAAGGCGCCATTGGGCTCCTTCCGGTCTTTACCGGTTCCGAGGGGGCCATTTTGCCACTGGATGCGGATTCCGGTCCCGGTGGTAGCCCCGCCGGTGGGGTTGCCGTTTTCATCGACTTTGTGTTTTGACACTATTCCATTTCGCATTGGTTGATCTCCTTTTCAGTGCATTCCCCTCTGTGCACCTGGTGGGCCTTCCGGCTCAGGGTCTGGAAGGTGGCCGCCGTGATGTGCAAACAATCGCATTCCCGGTGCCAGATGGGCTGTTTTTTGTCGTGGTAATATTTGATCTTGGTTTGACATTTGGGGCAGGTGGCCATGAGAATCACCTTCTGAACGCATAAATAAATAGGGCCGCCAGCAATATCAGGGTTAAAAACTCTTCCCTGGGCATGTGCCATAGGTGCCTTATAAATTCTTCCATATCAAAGCGCCTTTCCGCCGTGGCGATAGGGCCGAGTAAGATTGTATCTGTGTTTCAGCTCCAGCACTTCCTCGGCATCCACTTTTTTTAGAGCCAGAGCATCCAAAATGCGAATCACTGCATCGACCAACTCAACGGCCGCCCCTTCGGGTTTCGGGATACCTTCTTTGTCCGGTTCAAAATAAATTTCTGTAAAAGCCCGGTGGTTTCGAATTTCCTCAAGGGCTTCCGATAGTTCGGAGTGAACCAGGGCAATAATCTCCCCGTCGCTGCGGGGCTTATCGTGCCATCCGTGAGCTACCGCGTTTTCGTGAATCTTTTTCTGCCATTCTCTTAGTTCCATATTCATCCTTTCATGGTTTTATGCGGCTTTTTTAGCCGAAAATTTTTCAGCCAATTCAGCAAGACCCTTCGGCGTAATCCTTACTTGTTCTGTTATTTTTTCGGTACCGTCGGCTCGTTCGAAAGTCGTAACCTTGTGAACCACCACTCCTCGTTGTAGTTTAGGTTGATACCCTACCCAGTGCTTGCAACCGGTACGACGATATATCCAGCTTTGTGCTGACAGATATTGAAAAAGGTCCTTTGGGCGGACCTGTAACGTTTTTGCCGCGTCAGTAATACACATTGATCCATCCGCGTCTGAAATCCGATCGAAACCGTCAACCTTTGGGGCCTGCTGTTCAACTTGAGATTCAAGAGCAAGAACCTTCTCGGAATATGTAAGTAACAACCCCCGCATGGTTGCAGGATCGTTCAGGGCGGCAATTGGATCTTTTCCGTATGATCCAGTTTTGCGGATAGAGGGTAAAACTTCCCCTGCTACCCATTTTTGCATTGGGACAGCGGCCGGCTTATCAGATCGGCCCAAAAAGAAATAAAGCCCTTGCTCGGAAAGTACCGCCATTGCTTGGGTTCCAGAGGGGGTGACAACCGATGTCATCCCTTTCCATTCGTCCGGGATATGCTTGATTCGGCTTCCGCTCCATGTGTACCCGAGAGCTTCAGCGACATCTTTTGCGACGAACCAAATCTCATCACCGATATTCACGGTCCTAACCTTTTTTTTGCCGTAAACAAAAATCGTTAACTCATTTCGAATAGATTCATCCACTGTGGTTCCTCCTTTTTCTATTCAGCCTGCAGACCCTCAATAACGGACAGCTGCCATCCGGATTCGGAATAGCCTTTTCCCGCAGCAACTTTGAAAAGGCCCAGGGGTGAAACCGGCATGCCTTGGTAAACGGTTTCCCGCGCAGTGGGCATGCCGGCGGCAGATTCGCGTTTGGTTTCATGGCCATCAGAATGGAATATCATCGTCATAGCCGCCGGGCGGGGGGCCGTCGTATTCCGGAGGGGCCGCGCTGTTTCCAGGCCCCGGGTAACCGCCGTTACCGTATCCGCCACCCTGAGCGCCCGGCTGCTGGCCCTGTGGATTGCTGCCGAGCATTTTCATGGACTGAGCTGTAATTTTTGTGGCGTACCGGGTGACCCCGTCCTTTTCGTACTTTTCGGTTTTCAGCTGGCCCTCAATGTAAACCTGCTTTCCCTTGTGGAGGTATTCTCCGCAAACCTCCGCCAGGCGGCCCCATGCGACGATATTGTGCCATTCGGTGCGTTCCCGCATTTCACCGCTATTTTTGTCTTTCCATTTTTCCGAAGTGGCCATACTGAAACTGGCTACTGCCGTGCCGCCCTGGGTGTACCTGACTTCCGGATCCTTCCCGAGATTGCCGATAAGCTGAACCTTGTTTAACGATGCCATTTTTTTAATTTCCTCCTATTCCTGAACATAATTTTAAAACTCTGGGCGCTGCCTCAATCTGAGGCGACATATCGGTTTCCTGTCGGGCCTGGTATGCCTCGACAAACTGTTTTCGCCACCAATGTTCATCCGCCTCGATCATGTTTCGCGCCCACAAGTTGTATATCCACCGGCTTGTCATCAAGTGTTTGGTAATAGGATCCTTGCTAAGATCCGGCCAGACACTTGAGCCTTTTAATTTCATATGAGATAGAATCCGATCTGCCTCGGCGCCGGCCTTGTGCTCCAGCTGCGGGGCCTTGCCTCCGGGAACAAGATTGATCAATTCAACTGGCTTTGGCAAAAAAGTACAGGTTTTGATTGCCTGGGAAATGGCGGCTTCAACCTGATCAATAGACAAGCGTTCCAGGGCTCTGAAATATCCTTTCAGCATTATCTTGGTTGATTCTTTGCCGAAAATTTCACACAAGGATTGAAAGGCTGCTGCAAACCGTTTTTTGTCAGATACTTTCATCTTCAACGAATTCCCTTCCGACCTGAACAAGATGCTCATGCAAGTCAAATCTGCTATTTCCCCGCCCCCCCCTGGTCATTTTCATCCAAAGTTTGTCATACTTTTCCCGGAGATTTGCCGTTGACAGGATGTTTGCGAGCCAAAAAGAATCCTGCTGACACCACTCAATTACCGTCTGGATGTCTCTTGGGTCCCGGTGGTCCAGGCGAATCATGTAACCGATGTGCTTGGCCCATGTCTGGAAATTTGGGGCTTTGGCGGTGGGATTGTTTCGGCGAATAAGTTGGAAAAGGTATTGGGCGAGTCGAAACTCAATTTGAGTTTCGACAAAGAGGGTTTTAGGTTTTTTCTTTTTTTCTTTAAATTCTTTAACTTCTTTAGGTATGTCCGGTCTGTGTTTCTCCGGTGTTACTTCCGGCTGTTTCCCCGGTGTTACTTTCTTGTTGTCGGAAACGTTGTAAACATCCCAATTATTTATAATAATGAACGTTCCGCGCTTGTTACTAAAAACTGTTACCATGGTGTTACCTTCGAGCCAGGTCAAAACGTCCCTAATGGTTTTACGATTTGGGACTTTCCTGGCGCCGTATTCGTACCATGCAACGCCTTCGGCGATATTACCCATGCTGGTGATTAGCTGCCCAGGGTTCACGGCAATCCCGAACTTTTTTCGCGTCGGGAAAATGGTCGGTTTCCATTCGGCTTTCTGGCGCAGGTAATGAAATACCCGGTGATACAAAGGCGGCATCATCCAAATATCGGATTCAAGTTCCTTGCGGTATGATTTCGTGTAGCCTCGTTTCATTCCGCGGGCCTCTGTATTTTGGATTTGTGTTTTTTGGGGGGATAAGTGGCGGCGGTCAGTTTTTGCTTTAGTGCGGCAGCCGCTATTTCGGCGGGGGTCGGAATCCATGCCTTGATTTTTGAGTTGATGTCATCCACAAACAGCCCGGTGTAATCTGCGTCGTGTTCGATAGCATCGATGTAGAGCTTTCGGGCCTTGCAATGTTTACATGCCCAATGGTTTTTATCCCGACAACTCAGCGGGCATGACTGGCAGGGGCTCTGTATCATCGGCCCATCTCCTCCTTGAGGAGCCCGGCAACCGTTACGATAGCCTTTTTTAAATCGGCTTGATGGTCTTGAGTTGTCAGCATGTACTCCGAAAATTCAAATATCGCCTGGATTTGACCAATTTTCAGGGGTTTGGTGCCGTTTCTGAAACGGGAAAGCAAGGATTGATCAATTCCGGCCGCAGCGGCTATGACCTTACCGCCTTCTTTATCAATGATTTCGTCTAATATGTCCGTGATTTTCATACAAAACCATACAAATTAGGTTGCTTGAAATTGTTTTAAAAAAGAATAAAATGGACACAGTTTTAAATAAAAATAGACCTATCCCAAAGCCCGTGCTATGGGTTATCGTTTAGCGGCCAAAATGGCCTCTATTAACAAACCAACGGGCTTTGAAACGCGACCATCTTTTTTTATCCTTCTGTAATGCCTCAAGCTGATTCCGAGGCGATCCGCGACGGCCTGTCTGGTTTTGAACCGTTTTTCAAGTATTTCGAGTTTGTTTTTCATAATAGAAATCATATAGGACAAATTGTCCTTTTGTCAATATAGAAAAAAGACTCATTATCCTTCCTTGGGGCAAAAAAATGAAAAAACTATCCGAAAACGATAGACGGATAGGAAATCGCGTGGTAAGGTCGCTTTCCAAAATTCAAGGCAGCGTTACGCGAAAATCGTTTGCCGAAGCAGCTGGCTTTGACCCATCGCATTTTTACAGACTCCTAAAAGGTCAACACCACTGGAAGATGGATCAAGTCGACCGAGTCGTCAAAATGTTTAAAAGATACGGTGTAAATGTATCCCGAGATGAATTGCTTGGCAGCAGGGAGGATCAAGTAAGAATCGTGGCAGAAACGTCAAACAACCAATTTAAAAGGCATTACCATTTTGATAATGATCATGACTTCGGTCTTATCGATATAAAAAGCCTGGTTCATGATTTCCCCAAAAAAGACATTTCATTATATTATGGCATCCGAATTGTTGGGGATAGGATGTTTCCCATGTTTAAAAGCGGTGATGTTCTGATTGCCCGCAAAGCAGATCCGGAGGAAATAAAAAACGGAGACAAGATCATTTTTAATGATGGCGAGCTGTCACACATCACCTGGATTGAACGAGGTACAAACCAAGATATTTTACATCCATTCAGCCTGGTTCAAAAACCACTATATTTCAACCATGGCCATGCGCCGCATAATTTGGATAAAATAATTGTTATAATAAGCAGCTAACCCGTACCCACCACCACCACCACCACCACCTAAACCCCGGGAACTCCCCCGGGGTTTTTTTATGCCTTTTGCCAATCCGTCCTTTCATAACCCCTTTTTTTTATAAAAAAGGACATTTTGTCCTTGCTTTATAGGACAATATGTCCTAATCTGCCGTTGACATCTTAACCTTTGAAGCCTTCAGGCGGATCAACTTAGGTGTCAAACCGGCGAGCCCCTCGCAATTCGCTTTGACAGGCGAGCGAACCCGGGCATGCCGGCAGCAACACAACAGGAATTTGTAACGTTTTCCCAAAGCAGGAAGGTTTAAAGTTTTCCGATGTCCCGCGTCCGTCGGCTCCTATCAAACACCCTGGCCGCCTCCGGCGGGCGCACTTCATCAGCCAATGCGGGCGGCCAGGGTTATATCAAAGGCAAAAAAATGAAAGATAAAATTTGGCGGTTTGGCAGGGAAACGGTTGACATGCTTATCGAGGTCGCGCTGATTGCTGCGGCCCTGGCCGTGGTAACCGTCATCATTCAAACAGCTGGAAGGGGGTGGTAACAAAATGGAAGATCGCTATGAGCTTTTACGGGAAATGCTTGACAAGGTCATCGATGAGGATCGGATGTCGTTAATTACAATCCTGGGCGGCGGCGCCATCGAGGCCTTTGACCGGGTCCTCAATGATGAGGTTTTGCCGAACATTGTCGACATCAACACAGACGCCAAACCGCGCGAAATCACGCTCAAGGTGGCAGTTGTACCTGCAGATGAAGGCCGCTCGATGCTGGCCTTTGCCATGAACTGCAAGTCAACCAAGCTGTCCGGACACGAATCCATCAAGGGCCTGGCGGAAATCAAACTGGATGAAAAAGGGCGCACCTACGCGCGCGAACGCATAGCCCCACAACAACAATTGCCGTTTGGCAATGTCAAACCGATAAGGGGAGGTAAAATAGGATGATCACGGAAGCCATTGAAAAGGTTCTTTCCCTGGGGAAAACCCGGGAGTTCGAACATGATGAAAATCTATACATTGACCGCGCGAACGGCCGGGCCGTTTCCCGGCTCAAGGCGCCGGAACAGCACGCACCTGACCACCTGAAAACACACACACTGGACAGCATTAAGGGGTATCTGGAAAGCAATGACATTCCTTACGATCCGGACGCGCTGTTTTTGCATGTCCAGGATTACGATACCGTCAATCTGTTCGGGCATCTTGATCCGAAAAACGACAACATCCGTTTCAACTACCTGACGGCACTGCTGGAAGGTGGAAAATTCAGCTTCGGCCATTGGATCCAGTTGGAAGATTTTATCATTGCCCTGCAATCCATGTTTGTCCCGGATGAACAAATTGATGCGCTAATCGACATGCTTGGAAACCTGGCCAATGAACAGATCGTCGAAAACAAGGATGATGGGTTTTCCCAGTCCATTCAGATCAAGACCGGCATCCATACCAAGTCTCAGGTTAAAATCAAGAATCCGCTAACCCTCCGGCCCTACCGGACGTTTCGCGAAGTCGAACAGCCAGCGTCTCAGGTCATTTTCAGGCTCAACAACCGAAACGGCATGGCCTGTTCTCTGCACATTGCAGACGGCGGAAAATGGAAGCTTGAAGCGATGCACAACATCGCCGAATACCTGCGGAAGGCGGTTGACATCCCGGTAATCGCATAGCCGGCACCTGGCAAAAATACCAGGGCGGGCCTGGGCAGCCAGCGCCCGCCCTTTTAAGCTTAACAAAAAAAGGAGAACGCTGATGGAACTGATTAAGCTGGTCATGAAAAACTTCAAAGGGCTCTCAGATTTTATCATTGAACCCCGGGGCGAAACCGTCGAGCTGTTCGGCGATAACGGTACCGGCAAGACGACGATTGCCGATGCTTTCTTTTGGCTCCTGTTCGGTAAGGACTCGCTGAACAGTGCCCAGTTTGAAATCAAACCCCTGGGCGCCGACGGGAAGCCGAAAACCAACATAGACGTATCCGTCGAGGGGGTCTTTCAGTTTGATGGCAAACAGATCACCCTGAAAAAAGTCTATTACGAAAAATACACCAAAAAAAGAGGATCGGCCTCGAAAGAATTCACCGGTCACACTACCGACTATTTCATTGACGGCGTGCCCACGAAAAAAAAAGAATTTGATGACACCGTCAAAACCATCGCCGAGGAACAAACCTTCCGTCTCCTGACGAACCCCCGCTATTTCAATGAGGTCATGACCTGGCAGAAGCGCCGGGCGCTGCTGCTGGAGATTTGCGGGAACATCACCGATGCCGATGTCATCGACGCAAATGAGGACCTGGCAGACCTGGCCGGCGTCCTGAACGGGCGCAACATCGATGATCACAAAAAAATTATCAAGGCCCGAAAAACAAAAATCAATGAAGAATTGAAGGCCCTACCTATCCGGATCGATGAGGCAAACAACAGCTTTGTCAAGGCCCGCGGCGAAAAAACGGTCAAGTCTGCCCTGGCCGGCATAAACGAACGGCTCAAAGAAAAGAACGCCGAGCTTATCAATCTGGAAAACGGCGGCGGCATTGCCTCGCGTGAAAAAGAGCTGGCTGAAATCGATGCAAAGCGGATCCGCATTGAATCTGAAATCAGCAGGGAAAACCGCAAGGCCAAGGATGACCATGACGATGCTGTAGAAGAATGCCGTCGGGCCGTTGATGCCCTGGATCGGGTGTTGGAAGGTGAAAAAGGCAAGCTGAACCGGATCGAAAAAGAAATTGCGGCCCTTGAAAAGCAAATCGCCGATAAACGCGATGAATTTTTCAAGGTCGACGCGGAAACCTTTGACACCGATGAAATCGTCACCATCTGCCCCACCTGCGGCCAGGACATACCGGAAAACCAGATCGAGGAAGCACGGAAGAATGCCCGGGCTGCCTTCAACCAGCAGCAGGCGGACCGCAAAAGGAATATCAACAACGCCGGCAAGGCTGTCTCATCCGAACTGAAAGCCTCCCGCCTTGACCGGGAAAAGGCGCTGGCTGGAATCGAAAGCACTGAAAAGGCGCTTGCCAAGGCCAAGGCAAATCTTAAAAAGGCCGAGGAAGAACCGATTAAACAGGCTGAATTCCCGCCCGCACACAAGGAAATGGCGGACCGTACCATAACGCTGCAGACGGAAATTGACGGTATCAAGGACGGAAACAGCGTTGCAGTTGAAAGCCTCAAGGCGGAAATTGGAGAAATCGAATCGCAGAAGGCCAAACTTGATACGGAAATCCTGCAGATTGAGGAAAATTCCAAGATCGATGAGCGTATTAAAAAGTACATGGCCGATGAAAAGAGACTGGCCGCCGAGTATGAAAGGCTCGAATGCGAATTGAACCTTTGTGAAGATTTCATTCGGGCCAAGGTTTCCATGCTGGAAACCAGCATCAACGAAAAATTCGACCTGGCCAGGTTCAAGCTGTTCGACGAACAGATTAACGGCGGACTCGCTGAATGCTGCGAGGTCACGGTCGACGGCGTGCCCTATGGCAGCCTGAACAACGCCATGCGAATCAATGTCGGGCTTTCCATCTGTGAGGTTGTCGCCGCCCATCATGGCCGTGACTTCCCGATCTTTGTGGACAATGCCGAGGCCGTCACCGACTTGTACCAGACCTCCGCCCAACAGATCAGGCTGTTTGTATCCCCGGATCACCCGGAACTTGTTTTCGGGGCCGAAACCAAAAAGGCTGCATAAAAAACTGTAACATTTCTGGGGGCCGTTTTCGTGCCCCCGGGAAATGTCACAAAAAAAAGGAGGTATCAAATTGGCAGAACAAACCAAAGAAATAGCGCTAAGGGCGCCAGACGACATCAGGATTGTAGACGGGCAGTTTTGCCCGGAAAGCTTCAAGCAGGCTTGGTACATTGCAGAGGTATATGCCAAATCCGGCATGGTACCCAAGGCCTACACAAATAACCCGGCCGGCATCCTTGTGGCAACACAACTGGGGGCGCAACTTGGCATGGATACGCTAACATCGCTCCAGAATATTGCCAGTGTCAATGGCATGCCGACGGTGTGGGGAGACGCCCAGAAGGCCCTGGTCATGAATTCAGGCTCCTGTGAGTTTTTTGTAGAATATTTTGAAGGCACATTCCCTAAAGATGATTTTCGGGCGATTTGTGTCGCCAAAAGAAACGGGACCGGCTTTAAATATGATCCAGACCTTTCGCTTGATGATCTGAGAAAGCGGGGCCTTTTTGTAAACGAATATTCCGTTGCCGACGCAAAAAAAGCCGGTCTCTGGACTAAAGCCGGCGTTTGGCAAACAAACCCGAAACGCATGCTCAAAATGAGGGCTCGCGCTTTTACCCTGCGCGACGGATGGCCGGACGCACTGAAAGGCTTGTATAGCGCTGAAGAAATGGAAGGTGTCGACGACGACGTTGTAGATGTCAAAGCTGAAACTCTGGCCAATAAAGAAGAGGTCGATTTTACGATAGAAGGACCGTCGACCGCGGCCGGGGCACTTCCGGACCCCTCACAAAAAAAGACCGCAGTTGAAAAGCCCAGGGTAAGGCCCCAGACGGAAACGGCCAGTCCCAAAACTCAAAAGAGACAGCCCACCGCCGGCCAGGGTAACGGCAAACAGGCCCCGAAGGGAAACCAGCCGAAAACGGCCGGCAAGCCTACCCCCCAGGAACCCGCCCCGGAAGGCCCCCCGGAAGATGACGACTGGATGGAAAACCTGAACCAGGAAATCACCGACGAGGATGTTCCGGAATTTTAAATGATCAACTTCCAGCCATATTACAGTTCGAGCGCCGGCAACCTCTACACCGCGGGCAGCGGTAACAGCACGCTGATGATAGAGGCCGGCGTTACGATCAAACAAATCAGAGCGGCCCTGAATTACCAGCTGTCCGGTATCAGGGCCGCCCTTGTCACCCATGCCCATATGGACCACGCCAAGGGCGCCGCGGCCGTCATGGCGGCCGGCATTGATTGCTATATGACGGCCGAGACCGCCCGGGCCCTAGACCTGGCCGGCCATCGGCTGCATATCGTCGAGCCCCTGCAGCAGTTCACCATTGACCATTTCCAGGTGATCGCTTTCCCCACTGAACATGATTGCCCCGGGTCCGTCGGCTGGCTCCTGACAGATGGTGATGACAAGCTCGTCTTTGCCACTGACACCTATTTTTGTCGATACAAATTCAAGGATGTCAGCATTTTTGCGATCGAATGCAATTACAGCATCGACACCCTGAGTCCGGACCTTCATCCGTCCCAGAAAAAGCGCCTATTCAAATCGCATTTCAGCCTGGAGAATGTCCGAGAATTTTTTAAGGCCAATGACCTTTCCCGGGTCCGTGAAATTTACCTGCTGCATCTGAGTCGAGACAACAGCGACGAAAACCTGTTTCAAACCGAAATCGAGCGACTTACCGGCAAGCCTGTCTATGTCTGCAAGGAGAAATAAAACCGTATGCACTTTTTAAAATTAAAACCAAGGTATGGGGCAAATCCTGTCTATATAAACCCGGCAGCAATTGCCAGCATGGTTCGAGATACCGCTTATGACTCCCAACTAAAAGATACCGTCTCCTTTACAAGGATATTTTTAATCGGAGATGATCCGGAATTACCAACGGACGTAATGGAAACCCCAGAACAAATTATTGAAAGGATAGAGGCATGTCAGAAAAAATTAAATTAGGACCTGGCGAAAACGCCAACAAAATTGCAGAAGCAGTAATCAAAACGATTTCAGAAGTGTCCGGAACCCCTGCCAGTAAAATTAGAATGGGCATGGCCGTTTTCGAGGAAACCGGTAAAGATCCGGTGACCCCCATAGTGATTGGCAACATGCCCATGGAAACCTTTGCTCAAATATCCGCTCAGGTCATCGGGGCCGTGGCTTCCAGACAAGCCGAATTGGCCGCCGCGCAAGCTGCAAAAGATAAAGCCGAAGGGTTTGAGGTCGATGCTGCGATGGACGAAAAAGCATCCGGCGCCACCATTCATTAAATAGAAAATTATTAACCTCCTACGTTAACTTTTTTTGAGGGGTAGCCATGGATGACAGACTGAACGACACCGCCGGATTGATCACCGACAAAATGGCCAAAGCCGCCCGGAAGGCCTGGGCCGCACTGGCCGATTACAGGTTTTCTGAGTTCGGTCACCAGGCCGGCCGGTGGATCGCATTAAATCAGCTGCTTCCACGACTGGAACGGCAGCCGAACCCCTTTCGTGAGGCTGTAATCCTTGCCCGGAAACAGATTGATTGAGGGAGTGCGTAATGCCAAAAAAAATAACCATAATAGGAAGCGTAGTAACAAGGGGAATGGGTGGCGTGCATTCCTTGGATCTGGAGACGGACCATGCTGTCGCAATGACGCGCACTGATTTTTCAAACAGCCCCGTTGTGTGCCAATTCATTGTTTTACCTATCGGCCTGCCCGAAGGCGTTGAAACGCTCCAGGGATACATAGACGTAATGCGGGGCCGCCTGGATAAGCTTGAAAAGGAGCTGGCAAAATCATGCCGGTAGACTGGAGCAAATACCCGGATGAATGGCCAGAAATCACCTTGGCCGTCAAAATTGAAGCCGATTGGCAGTGTGAGTGCTGAGGTAAACAATGCAGGCGGCCCGGGGAGGCCTTCGATACCCACAAAAATACGCTCACAGTCGCGCATTGTAACCATATAGAGGCAGATTGCCGGACGGAAAACCTGGCCGCGATGTGTGCCCCTTGTCATCTGAAATACGACGCAAAAATGCACGCCGGCAAGCGTCATCCGTCAAAGGATCCGAAACAGCGGCAGCTGTTTGAATAGGAAAGGAGGCCCCTTTGGAGCCACAAATACAATACGATTATCCAAATACACCAGAAAAACGGTACAACCGTGACAACGATTTTAGGGCCTTGGTGGACATGATGCATGCACACATACGAATGTGTCGTTTTACACCATCAGAAATAAGGGATGCCGCTGTTCTTGCATCGATTATGTATGAAAAAATGACCATTCGTGAAATTGTTGTCCCGCAACTACCGGAAGCTGTGGAGAAAATCTTAGAGGCCTTGCATAAATGGGAAGAGGCGTGGATGGCAACCGACAAGAGGGCAGGCAAATGACCAACAAAACCGGAAAGTGGCAGCCCCCGCACGATGGCAGATGTTACCGCCGATGGGCCAAACGGATGGGACATTCCAAATACGATGGGCTTTCTTGGAAGGTCCGTCGAACCATCGAAATGTTTTACAGGCGAGAACACGGATTAGGCGATTAAAAAGGAGGTCTCCAAATGATTAAATATATCTCTTTCCCGGCCACATTCCTGGCCGGCGGCGTCTGCTTTATGAACGTGATCCGCATCATGTACGGGGTCCCGCAACACTATGACGCCAGCTGGTGGAAAGTTTTTGGCGCCATTGCCGTCATGCTCGGGTGTTGGCTCGTTGATAGGCGTGGCTATTAAATTAACAACAAAGCGGTTTATGGCTCATGGCTCCCAAAATATGAGCCACAAATTGCCACAAAGGAGAACCTATGGAAAATGAAAAACTCTATGTCCTGGTAGCCGAACGGGACCATTACAAACCTGATGACCGCTGCCGGCCGATTGTCTTTGAACAATATACCGACCAGGGCGCCGCTTCCCTGGAAAACGTGAAGGTGTTCCAGGAAAAACTGGGTGACAAATACGGGAAAACCCGGATTGCTCAACTGCAATTTATTGAGGAGTAAAAATGAAAGGCCCTTGGATGGATTCTAACAAATTGAGAGATCTTGCAGAAAAACGCGTGTCAGGCATAGAGAATAGTGATTTTTACGAGTACATCCATGCGGCAGCGGACACGATTGATTATCTGGAGGGTCCAAAAAATTATGAAAGCCTTGCTGAAGTTCAACGCTTGGCCATGAATCAGGCCGCCGCCGGCAAGGGCAAAATGCGCCATGCCTCAGACGGTGAACCATTCGACAAACAACCGATTTGTGAAATCACCCGCCGGCTAGGGCCCGGGTATCCGCTCGGCCAGGCCGTCAAAAAAATTTATGAAAGCCGGCGCCTGGATCGTGACGCGGCCGTTGCTGAATTGCTTGGGGCTATGAACTATGTTTGTGCTGCTGTGATTGTTGAAATGGAAAAGAATTAAAAATGCAAAATCTTTACCGCCATTTTGATAAAGACAATAATTTGCTTTATGTCGGCGTTTCTTTAAACGCATTGAACAGATTAGCGCAACACAAACAGCATGCGCACTGGTTTAATCAAATTAATAGGGTCGAAATAGAGAGTTTCGAGACAAGAAAAGAAGCCTTGGAAGCTGAGCGCGAAGCAATCTATTCAGAAAAGCCAAAACATAACCTAATGCGCCCCACCCCAAAAAGGGTTTTAAAAGAAAAAACAAAGGCCCAAGAAAGCAAGCAGAGACTTGTTGAGCGCATAGTACAATTTAACGTCACATATACCATACCCGAAGCATCTGGAGTCCTTAATGTCAGCGAAAATCAGATAAAAAAATGGATGGATAGCGGAGAAATTGGGTTCATTGTAAAAAGAATTGTAAACACGAAATATGGGAAAAGGCCGCTAAGGATTATCACCGGATGGCAGTTGATAGATTTTATAGAAAACTGGCAAGCCGGTAAAATAAAAACGCCAGGCCTCAATTAGAATGCCCGCATCAACCGACACATACCCGCGCTGGATGAGCATAAAAGACGCGAAAAAGTATAGCCCCCTTGGCGAAACCCTACTTTTGCGCCTGCTGGATGCCGGAAAAATCAAAGGCGGCCGGGTGGTTGATGATAAAAGAAAAACCCGGTTTATCGATCGGTTGAGCCTGGATAGATATATGGAATCGATGTGCGAAACCAGCACCGTTGAAAAAGAGGCGCTTGCAATTTGTGAGGAACTGGGCATATGATTACCCCCATGAACCTCTGGAAACACCCAGAATACGGCACCTATTATGCCCGTTTTCCCCGCTGCCGGCGTTTCCCCAATGGCAAGCTGAGAACCCTCAAAACCAAGGATTTTAAAAAAGCTAAAGAGCTTTTGCGCGTCATGGAGCGCAAATGGCACAAGTCCAGGGTAGCCGAACTGGATCAGGGACAGCGGATAACCCTGATTGATTTTAAAACCGATTACATCGAAAAGGCGGGCCGTACAGACCTGAGCGCCGACACCCTCAGAATGGATGAGCTGGCCCTCCGGTCCCTGGGGGATGTCATCGGCCACAAGCGGGCCGTCCGGGCTATCAACGATCGTGATTTGATCAAGTTCAAGGACGCCTGCCTTTCCCGGGGGCTCTCCGGCCATAGCGTCAGAACCTATCTGAGACATATCAAGGCCGCGCTCAACACGGCGGTAACCCTGGGGTATGCCGAACGCCTGCCGAAAATCCCAAAGGTCAAAACCCCAAAGCGCAAGCCAAAGGTAGTTCCGGCAAACCACATGGATAAGATCCTTGCCTATGCCCAGGAAAAACACCCGGAAATGTGGCGCTATATCACCTTTGCGCTTTATACCGGCTGCCGGCGTCAAGAGTGCCTGAATTTAACCTGGCAGAACGTCACTATTTATGACGAGCCCAGGGGGGCGGTACACGGCCGGGCCAGAATTGTTGGCAAAGGTGACAAGGAAAGAAACATCCCGTTATTGAAAGAGGCCGTCGAGGCCATGGGGGATTCAAAAGACCTCGGCCCGGTGTTCGCTCGGCACCACAAAGATTATCTAAGCCGGGAAACGCATAAGATCGTGGTGGCCTGCAAACTCGATAGCCATCGATACAGCTTTCACAGCCTCCGCCATACGTCGGCAACCCGGATGGTTGAAAAGGGAATTAAGCTGGAAATCATCCAGAAAATCCTGGGCCATTCAGACATCCGGACAACTCAGATTTATGCCGAAATTTATGACCAGGTGGTCGAGGATGAAATGGGGAAAATGGTGTGAGCGCCCGCTTAAACTTTTCTTTTTTTTTATCGTTTCTGCACAATATTTGCAAAAAGTCAGGCTTAACTATCTGTTTTTATTACACGGGGCGTCTGATTCGTAATCAGCAGGCCAGCGGTTCAAGTCCGCTCGCCGGCTCCAGAATATTTAAAAGGATTTCAGGCACATATGGCCGAAATCCTTTTTTTGTTGGAATTCTCAAACCTGCCTAAACCGGCCTAAACCGGGCTTTTCTTTGCGCTCTCTGCGTAAAGTTTGCAAAAAGTATTTCTCATATCATGGCCAAAAACACAAGGGAGATCAAATGCTCTACGATGAAACCAAATTTGAGGACCTGTTTGACAGCAAAGAACAAGCTGTTGTTTGCTATCTAAGTCTCGAACGGCGTTTTCTGGAAGTATATCAAGAACTGAGAGAGAGGAAAGCTGCGGATAGGCCGTGGCCCAAGGGGTAAATACACACCGCAGTCAACCGACAAATTAAAAGGACCGTATGATGAAAATAAAATTAACCAACATGCTGACCGCATTGCCCAGTTGGATTCTTGATCCTCAATTTCTTGTTGAAAAGTTCGGTAAAATTGATTTTCAAACAATCAAATTTTTCAAGCCAGACGGAAAACCGTACACCCCGGAAGGTGGAGGGCCGACTAAACATATTTATGCCCCATTCACCTCAAGCCGAGAAGCCACCATTTTGGATGTGCATGAGGATGATTTCTTGCCTGACCAATGGTTGATAGACATTCCAGAAGTCGTGGTTGAGTTTGAATTTTTCAATCCAGCCGATACCGCCCCCAAACCTCATAGCCTTCCGTCTGTTTCATCCACTGATTGATGTTGGTCGGCGACGGGTGGGCCAGGTTATACCGTGGATCCACTTTGGCCAAGTGCCGGGCCTTGTCGCTGCAGATGTCAAACCCCGGAATCTGCAGCCACTCACAATTGATTGCCTGGCCTATAATTGCCGGGATGTCGTATAACCGGCGGTACCATGGCCGGTCCAGGTCCCGTACAATAAAGGCTTTGAGCATGGCCCGTTTTAATTTTTTCCATCCAGGCATGCACACGAATTTAAGAGCATGCCGGCCCTGCATGTACTTTTCAACCGGCGATTGTTTAAAAATCCAATCCTGAGTTGCAATCGTCTCGGCATCGATGAGCCACATATAATGGTTATAGACGCCCTTTTCCTTGGCAGCGATCAGCGACGCCACCGGTGATCCGATAGCGTAGCTGAACACTGGCAGCGGAAACAGGTCCGGGGAGATCTCTTTCAGGTCTTCAGGGCCTTTTATTTTCCGCTCGTTTATCATTTTGCTTTATCCTCATTCCTGACGACTTCAAACAAGCCGACGATTAAAGGCAAAATCAACGCATACGCTGATAGCTGTTCGGGTGTAACAGCATAGCCGAGTAAGCCGGCCAGGGCAACCAAGCCCTTTAATGTCGAGGGCTGCTTCAGATAGTCAATGATCGCTGTAATTTTTTTCATGAGGGTTCTCCTTTCAATAATTTTCCGTGATGGTCAAAATGAATTCGTCAACACCCTTCATTTCAATCATGAACCGTTCAAAGGTGTTTCCGGAATTCAATACTGCCCTATCCCCTTCCAGCTGCCCCCAGGTCCGACCAATCAGAATACAGCCCTCTGTGTCTTGCATCCTGTTTCCAGGGTGAAACAAGATGAGGGTCCGCCCCGGAACATTCAGAACCTCGAATGTATCCCAGAATCTGGGGCTCTGGACCCGGCGGCAAAGGTATTGCCCGGGGGGGATACAGGAAACGTCCGGTTTGTTTCCGCGGTCTGCCGGCTCCAGGGTCGTACAAAAAAGCTTTTTCCCGATCCGCAGGGCACCCAGGGCGCCGCCGTCAAAACTGTTTTCCATCCGTATCAGATCAACTGTCGGCAGTATCATTCAACCCATCCTTTCAGCTTCGCCCAGGCATGGGCGCCATTGATCAAACACCAAATGATTGCCCCGGTAAGGCCAGCGGCCAGGACGGCAACCACCCTTGTCATGAATTGAGACGATACCGTCCGGATTCCGGAAATGGTTTTCAGGTTAACGCGCAGGGTCTCAATCCCATGGGCATAGTCGCCATGCCCGATGTCCTTGACCATGCCCATGAAATGCGGCATAAATTTTGGGATTTCGTCCTGTGTATCCTTGGGCAGCAGGCCGCAGGCCGGCGCCATCTCCCGCATACTGCTTGATACCGCCGTTGTGATAATCTCGGCTATTTCCTCTCTGTCCGCTTTTGTGAGTGCCATGGTTCTTCCTCTGCTGAGTTTCTGGTAGCGGGTTACTGGACCGGAGCCGCAAAATTGAACGTGAAGGAAATGACTGGATTTCCAGGAGGCGCCGGCGGCTGCGACTCGTCGGCCGGCGGCAAAACATCGGGTGGCGGCGCATAGGCCGGCCGTGTCCAGGTCGGGCTATTTGACGGGCCGGAAACCCCGTTGGCATCGTAGGCGTAAAGCGTAAATGTCGCCGGTTCGCCAATTGGGAAATACCCATCATCGATGTCATACCGGCACTGCGTGTCATCATTCGCAACGTCGGCAGCCGGAAACGACTTTCGGTATTTGCTGGTGTCACCATCCGGCCCGAAATAGAGTGTATAGCCGGTTGGGTTGTCAGATGGCGAATCCCATGCCAGGGTTACAGCCCCGGCGTTGCCGGCAATCGCACAGGTGATCAAAAGCGCCAGGGCAAGAAATGTTACCATCAGGATAAAAAAGTTTTTCAATTTCTGCATGATCAAGGCCCCCCTCGTTAAAAATAATTAATTCTTCATGTATGTTTTTCGGTACCAGGTGATACCGCGTTCCACTGTGGCCCGCTCTTTTGCCGACAGCCCGCGGACAAATGCGGCCCGCTGTGTCTGTTTGATTCCGGAAAGCGGGTGCATCATCCGGATAGACTGTTTCAGGCCGGTCTTTGTGCCGCCGAGCTTCTGATATTCTTTCAGGTATTTTTTGGCCGCCCGCAGGTCGCCATATTTCATGGCCTGTTTGTAGTAGTACAGGGCGTTTCCCTTGCTGGTCGGCTGCCCATAGTTCTTTTCAATGCCCTTTTTATCCTGCCAGTCAAATACCATCCGGCGGGCATCGTAATAAGCCTGTACCCCTGGCTCGGTCGTGTAAAGCAGGATACTCGTCAAATCGTTGGCCAGCTGTTCCGGGACACTGGAGCCCCGGTGCGGTCTGCCCATCGCCCACTGATAGGGCAGGTTCAGCTTGACCGTTGATAGGATGTTTTCGACTTTATCCCGGACCGGCCGCGGGGAAAACGCATTCGGATAAAGCTTTTTCCCGGTGAGGCTTTCAAATAAGATTTTCACATCCGGCCGGAATCCCTGCAGGCCCTTGTTTGCAACGGCCTTTGACGCCTCTTTGAGTTTGTCGCCTATGGAAGCCTTGCCCTGGGTGACCTCTCGAACGTCATTCGGAAAATCCTCGGCGCCGAACCAGGAAAGCGCATCTGACAAGGCCCCCTGAAACCGAAGGGTGATAATGGATCCGTCCGCCCGCCGACCAAGAATAATATGCAGCTGCCGGCGGCCGGCCTCCCCGAGTTCCTCCTCCTCCTCCGGCCAGACGACGGCGTTATAAAGGCTCACGGCCGCAAACAGCATGCCCGCTTTGAGCGCAAACACGCTGCCCCGTTTGGCCAGGGTCCCGGCAATCCGGGCCTTGCCGCCGGTGACCTCGCCGGAATTGTATTTCAGATTCCGCATCATATAGACATAGCGAGGAGTGTTGATTTCCAGCCAGCTATAAAAGGGGATCATATGGGATCTGAGATATTCGCCATGCCGGGAAATGGCGCCGTAGTCCCCCAGAAGTTCCCGGGCCAGCTTGGCGGCGGCATCCTTGGTCATGCCGTTTCTGATGAGGGCGTCAACCTCTTTGGGATTCGAGGCCCCGTAATTTTTCAGGGTCCCGCGCTCCCGATTTTTGATGGCATCCTGAAAATACCGGAAGGCGGCCAGCCGAAGCATGTTCTCCCGCAGGGTCGTCAAAGTTTTGACGCTTGTCCAATATTTCTGAGTGAGCCCCGGGCTTTTTCCGAGAAAGACGTCATTCAAAAGTCGATCGGTCCCGAGAACCTTGAGGGTGTCTTCAACCTCCTGGACGGAAAACCCGCTGCCAATGACGCCAAGGTCCCGGGCTTCGTCTAGGGCCCGGCTGGCTGCCGGATCGTGCTTCATCCATGGCCGCAGGTCGGAAAGCGCCTTTTTGGCGTACTTCATTATCTGAGGATCGCAGGCAAGGACCGCGTCCATGTCGCCGGACATATTGTTGACGTTGTATTTGACCACCGACAGGGGGTTCATCAGGATGTACTGTTTCCATGCCTGCATGGTGTTCGTCAGCATGTTTCCGAACATGCCTTCCTTTTGGACCGGCCGGAAATTGTCCATGGTATCGGCCAGGCCCTCGGGCACTACCCAGTAAACGCTCCGGCCCTTGGCCAGGACCTTACGAACGTCTTTATCCTCCAGGGATTTTTCACCGGACACAACTTTTTCAAGGACGTTGTCGGCAATGGAGTTTGTCCAGAACCAGCCCTTGTTTTTGTCCGGCTGCCAGCGGGTGTATCCCTCGGGGATGATGTCCAGACCGGTCTGGAAGGCGTCTCCCAAAACATCCTTGGTAAACTGTTCGCGGCTTTTGATGCCCTTGAAGATGGTGGCCGCGTGCCCGGACCCGTTGAGCTTGGCATTGATTTGGTGACTCAGAAAATGAAAGAAACGGCCGGAGTCCATGATCTTGCCAGGGTAATCGTATTCCTCATCCTTGCCGGCATAGTATTGGTCCATCAGATCGTCAACAACGTCCTGAAACTCGCTGTCATATTCAAGTTGTTCCTTGCCGGCCATCTTCACCAGGTTTTGAATGCCCATGGCGATGGCCTGCCGGTAGGGTAAAAATGGATCGTCTTTGGGGTCTGACGTCGCCGGGTTGAACTGGAACGCATCCCAGACGGCTTGATGGTTATTCTGTTTGGCAATCGAATTCAGGTCGCCGAGAATGTCGGATTCCTGCCGTAGACGCCGCAGGCTCTTTGCCGTTTCAACCTGGCCAATCATCTGGGCCACTGTCATCAGCTCGGCCTCTGCATATTCCGTGTTGTAATCCTTGGCGCTGTCCTTCCGGCTGGCCATCCAGGGCCGCCAGTGAGACCGGGCGTCACTGGACGAAACACCGATGCCTTTGAATTCCGCCTCCTTTGCATTCCAGTACTCAAGTACCTGGTGGTGGAAATATTCGTCCGATTTGAGAATTTCCGGTTTCAAGACCTGCATGTCAACCAGGCTCTGTGCCAAATCGCGTTGAAAAGCCTTCCGTTTGGCCAGGGCCTTTTTTACCCTGGGGTTATGGTTGATGATGCTGTTCAGGCCATCAAAACTATTGCCAAGCTCGGCAAACGATTTGAATCCAAATGGCAGGTTCTTTTCTGTGCGCTGCCCGTCTTCAATGCACCGCATTTCGTCGCCAAGAATGATCCGGAGTGAATACATATCGTATTCCTCGGGCGTCAGGTCTGCCAGAAAGCCCTTGATGGCCCGGGCGGCCGCGTCCTGGGCCTTGCTCGGTATTTCCTGATGCTGCCGCAGGATCTCCTTGTAAACGGCCCGCTGATTGACGTCCTCTATCCGGGTGAGCCCCGGGAAGTGGGCGGCCTCCTCTTTGATCTTGCGGCCGGCAGCTTTCAGACGGTCCATGAACCGGGTCTTGTCAACACCCTTGGCCGCGGCCATGCGCCTGGCAACTTCCGCGGGCAGCACGTCTGAAACCTTCTGGGGGCCTGGGCGGGAAAAAGTCGGGGCCTCGTCTAAGGATTTCGGGTCATGCAGTTCGTTTGTGATCTCGTCGTCTGCGAATCCAGCCTCGCGCAGCACCTGTGCAACTTCGGAGTCGGTTAAGATCCGATTGACCTTGACTCCGCCGCCGATCATCCAGGCGCCGCCCTGCAGCTTGCTGGTTTTGAATCGATAATGGCCATCTTCGGGGATTTGGTCCCGGATGTCCCGGGTCGGGCTCTGGTCGGCTGTCTGCTGCCAATCTTTGTCCGCTGGCATTTCGACTTCCGCCCATACCCGATCAGGCGCAATTTTGCCGGTTGCCTTCTGCCGCAAATGCGGAGCGATCGGCAGAGCGCCGGCGTGCCATCCCGGGCGCTGTGCAAAGCCTTTGGTGGGGATGAACTCCCCGTCAACCCATTTGCCTACCGCGACGGGCTTTGTTTTACCGATAAAGAGGGGGAATAGCTCACCGGGCTTGCTTTTCAGGGTCCGGAACAGCTTATAGGCCTTTACCGATTTCTTAGGCACCCCGGCAAAGGTCGGCATACCCTCGAACAGGGCCATAGCTCTCATTTCGGGGGTTATGGGTAGAGACCACACCTCAAGGGGGTATGGTTTATGCGTTGGCGGGAGTTTCGGCGCTTTGGGGATTATGACCTCGGTCGTCCCCACCCGGGCCTTGCCCCAAGCTTTCTTACCAAAGAATTTATTGACCTCGGCGGGTAGGATCTTGTCATAGAATTCCCTCATGCCTTCGCCGCCGACTTTCAGATCAAGACCAGAAAGAGAACGCCAACTCCGGTACTCGCTCGAATCGTCGCGGCCTTCACCGGACTGGATTTTCTGGGCAATTTCTTTTCCGACCAGTTCTTCGATACGGGCGATGGTGATGTCTTCCTCGGAAAAGGCCTCTTTACCGTCATGGCCTATCGCCTGGAGGTCGTAATTGTCGGACCCGTCGGTATCCTGTTCGTAATTGATTTCCTTGATATGCTTGCTCAGGTCGTACCGGGCGGCCTGAACCTCCCCGGGTGTCCAGGCGATTTTATCAAACCCGTTCTCCGCCGCGTACCGCACCATGCGCTGAAAGGTTTTTATCGGCCAGGTCTTTTTCCAGGGGGCGTCTGGGGGAGCGTTAACCGGGGCTTTTGCCACTCTCCTAATCGCGCCTTGTTCGCGAATAGCAAAAACAGTGCCTTGGACATCTCCATCCGGATTTTTGACGGTCCACTCCGCACGACCCCTTTCATTTTTCCGGCCCGTACGAACGGCACTCCACCCTGTTATGTCCTTGGCATACCCTTCCTTCCGCCCCGCCTGATGCCAATCCGATTGAATTTCTTCAAGAAACAGCACCCGCGCCCCGTCCGCGTCGGTTCTTTCGTTGAATCTGACGTGGGATAGAACATTCTTTTCGGACCAATGCCCAGATTGATAGTTGTCCCCTTCAAATTCGTTGCGGGCTTTTAAATAGGCGGCTTCTATTTCACGAAAATCTGCAACCTCCAGCGTCGGCATCCGTTTAAACAAGTTTTCGCGCGCGTGGCCGAAACTCGCCAGCTCCAAATAATCGGCACCGTATTTCTTGGCCATATCCTGCAAGGCCTTATGATATGCCGTAACAGCGGCCGGGGTTTTGGGCGGCAAGGTGATCAACAGCTCACGATAATTTCTCCCGCCGGGCTCTTGATAGTTTTCATATCGGGTATTGTGGATTGTTCCGGCGCTGATTTCCTCGCCAACGAAACCATAAATTTCTTGGTCGGTCATGTCTTCGGCTTCGGCTTCGCGCACATACATTTCATCGACCAGGTATCGGCGCCAATCCTGGGCCGTCCTTGTATATGGATCGGGGCCGCCGCGGTTGATCTCTTTCACCTGCAGCCGGTTGGATTTCAAAAAGTCCATGACCTCGGTCTTGCTTACTTTCTGGGCAGCCTTCTTGGCCTGGGCCTGCCAATGATTATCACCTTTTTCGTTAAACTGCCGGACTGTCAATTCCCCGGTTAAATCGTCAAGCCGCTTCTCGTAGAGGCCATTATCCAGCCAGTCCAGAAGCCCGGACCATTCAAGCTCCTCGGCTTTGATCTGGCCCTTTTTGGCCCATGCCTGGATCATCTGTTTGAATTGTGCCGGCGAGCCTTTGCCGGGCAGCTTCTGCGCTAGGGCCCCCTCCATTTGCGAATGCCACACGTCGGCAATTTCGTTCGAAAGCGCCGTCTTGTTCCGGCCCTGGCCGGCGGCCTGCCGGGTGGCATATTCGGACATGGCGCCGGCAGCGGCCTTTCTGGCCCGCTCCAGGTCGTTGAAATATTGCTCAGACCCCTTGCTTACCTTTATTTGGGATAGGACCTTATCCAGGAAATTCATGAACATGGTGGCGATTTTTTCAAACAGGGACGGTTTCCCCTGGCTGAAATCTCGCCAAAATTTTTTAGTCATCATCTGTTCACCGACAAAGTCAGCGAGCAGCTCCTCGAAAATCCGGTCGTCTGAAAGCTTGCCGGTGCCGTCCCGGGTTGTGAGGCTGTCAAAATAGGCTTTGAAATCGGTGAAGTTTTTGAGCATGCCCTCCATGGTCCGGGCAAATTCTCGATACAGCTCCGGCTGATCCCGGCGCATTTCATGCACAAATTCATGGCCGGCGATAACCAGATGAGGCTTTTTGGAATCCGCGTTGACAAAAACGGTCCCTTTGAGTGGACCGGTTGAGACCCCGTCAAAGCGGAATGTTTCCGGGTGGGCGTTATGGAAAAAGCTTATTTTTTTGCCGTAGATGTCGGCAAGTCTTCGAGCAAATGAAGTAGAGGGGTCGCCGACGTCATCGGCGGCAACTTCTGTGAAGGTGTTTTTCGGCAGATGATCAAACAGCTTGGCGATGGTCTCATGGAGCTTTTTTGAATTCTCAGTGACTTTGCCCGGCTGCGACGGGCTTGTTTCTTTTGAAATCGGCCTCCCGCCATATTCATCTATCCTTTTGTTTGTGGTGTCGGTCTCCGACGGGCTCGGCCTGGAAAAAGTCGTATCCGAATCCAGGCGCATATTGGCGCCGCCCCGCTTGCCGCTTTCAATGGCAATGACCGGATGGCGATTGATGACATCATCTATGATGCCGGCTGCACGCTTGTCGGTCGGCACAAAGTATCGGGCTTGCCAGCCGATCCGCTCGTTAATGATACCAAGGCGGTCCATCCAGTCCAGGTCATCATAATCAGGGCCTTTCAATTCAATGCGCTGGTCACCGGAAACCATGACCGGCTCAATAAACCACCTGTGTTCCAAAGAAAACTTGGTACCCTGGGTCAATGCAGCGTCAACAACTTGTTTGCCGGTATATTTCACCTTGCCGGCCTCGATGTCAAGGCTCCTCATGGTGGCTTGCAACTGGGCTTGCGGAATCGCGCGTCCAAGAAAGCGGCTGCCATCGTCCGTCTGGAATCGGTAAATCGTGGCCTTGCCGCCCAGACGGTCCCAGATAGGCAGGATTGCGCCAGTGATGATGTGATATTTGTCGGTCGTGACCTTCGGGAGGGCCTCATATTCGGCCTCCCAGTAAGCCTGTGCCTCGACCTTTGACAAAGGTTCATATTTATCCGGCGTTAGCTTGTTAACATCAATTCGCTGATGAGTGTTGCCAGGTGAAATTAGCATTCGATAGCCGACCACTTCGCCGGTGCTGGTGGTGCGGTCTCGTTCAGGAGACGTCCGCCAAACCTTCCCGGATTTCAGGTTTCTGACAAACCCGCCGCGCCCGGCGAACATTTCAGCTATGGAATCAAAGTCATTGATGGCAGCCGGGTTGTCAACGTCAAGCTGAACATATTTGGTCTCGGCGCCGGTTTCATCGGTTCGGATAACCTGGCTATCGATCTGCCGGACGCTCGTACCGGTGATTGTTTCGATACCGACGTCAAGCGTGCCGGCGTCGGAATGGGCCTGAATGATTCGGTCCATACGGCTGGTGAAGGCGTCAAACGTCAAGTTTTGCATGTCGATCGTCATGGAAAGCATGCGGTTTAAAAACTGAGTGGTCGCCACGTCGGGAAGCGTGTCTCCGGCTTCCAGGTCAATCCCCATTTGTTCGCGGACGTCGTCAACCGTGATCCCCGGGACATCCCCGGCATGAATATCCTCTAAAAGGGTTTTGAGAGCATCGCGGGCATATGCATTTTCAAGGTTGTCCCGGGCCTGGAATATGCCCTGGCTGCCGGTCTGCCGCTGGCCCCTTGTCAGCGCGCCAAGTTGATCAAGGCGCCGGGCGATCGATGACAGAAAGCGGGCCTGTGCTTTCAGGTCGGTAGTGCATAAGGTAAATTCGGGCGGCTGCGCCTGGTTGGAACGGTGCGTCCGGCCGAGTCCCTGGACAGCCTTGTCCGCCCGCCAGCCGGGTTGAACCAGATAGTGCCGGCGCAACTCCTGATTTTCAATGGTCCGGTCGGCGTGATAGCTGCGGCCAGTGGCGCCAGCCTCGGAAAAAATCAGCACCCGGCGCTTTCCGGCGTCGAATTCCTCTGTTTCTGCCTCTGAATGTTTTGGGGTCCTTCGGACAATTTTCAACCGGCCGGTTTCCGGGTCCGGCTCAAGGCGCCGGCTGCGCCCGGTAACCTCGGCCACATTCTCGTGGCCGATTTCATTCAGCAGGTAATCAAGCGGGCCGTTCGGCATTTTGATGGACATGATTCTGAGAATCAAATCATCCCGCATCTGAACAGCTTCGGCATTCAAAACCGGTTTCCCCTCGGAATCGACAACCGGCTGTTTTACCTCGTGGCCGTGTTCATCGGTAACGGTTTCATATTCCTGGACCGGGAAACCGTTTTCGAGATAGGCAATCAGGTCATTCCGCGGGGTAATGTCCAGGTCTTCAAGCTCTTGCCCTTGCTGCAGACTCGCTAATGCCCTGTTTTGTGCGGCCTCATTGGTGTCGATCAGCTGTAAAACAGCCGTGCGGCCCTCGGCCAGGTCTTTTTTAACCGCCTTGATAACTGACGGCATTTCCATGGTTGTGATGATCTGGTTGAAAAACCGCAGGTGGGCGCCCCAAAATTGCGACATGGCAGCTTGCCCCTTGCTGCATCCAGTCAGCTCAACGGCTTCGTTGATGTTTTGCAAAACAATCTGCCAGGCCTGGGCCAGCTCATTATATTTTTTGGCCTGGGCGTCGCTGAGCTTGTGTGTCATGCGGTCATACTTGACCCCGTCATACGTCAGGGACCGAGCCAGGTAGAGCCCGAGAGATTTCATATTGCCGGCCACCATTTCCATGGCTGCCACCCCGCCGGCGGCAATCTTGGAAACAAAATCCCTGGCGCTTCTGAAGGGGGTCTCGGCACCCCAAAGGCCAAGGCGCCGGGCATAAACCAGGTTTTCAACCTCAGTGGCGCCAGTAGCCGACACATATACAACACGAGCCTTGGGCAGCTTCTTTTGCAGGTAGATACCAGCGAGCGCCTGCTTTGATGCCGCCTTAGTCCCGCGGGTTCCCTTGGTCGGTGCGGCATTGGCCATATTATGGGATTCATCAAAGGCGATGACCCCGTCAAAGTCTTTGCCGCACCATTTGATAATCTGGTTGATCCGGATGGACATATCATTGTCCTGGCGCCGGGCGGCGATTGTATCGTGTTCGCTTATGTCATCTCGGATTCTGTCAAACCCACCCCTCGCGGTCGAATAGGCCGTAAAGAGAATACCCTCTTTCTTTTTAATGGCGTTGCCCACATCAGTATCTTTTTGACTGAATAAAAGGTCCGGGCCTTCTTTCCATCCGACGTTTGTCAGATCCCGGTTGGCGTCTTTCAGCAGACTCCATTTTTCTGAAATCCAAACCGCCTTTTTGCGGCCCTTGTTCCAGTTGTCCCAGATGATGCCGGAAATCTGCCGGCCCTTGCCTACCCCGGTACCGTCGCCAATGAAAAAGCCTTTGCGTTCACCGCTCGGCAGGATTTTTTCATGGGCAGCGCCGGCGTAAGCGATAGCTTCCAGCTGAATATCACTTATGCCTTTGGAGGGGTCCGCCGGATCGCCTTCGATCGCAACCTTGGAAATACTCAGCTTGTAATTGATGGGCGGCGCCTGGGTGGCAGCCATGGCCGCGCTTTCAACCAGCGGCGTCGGATGCTGCCGGCTGCCGGCGATGGCCGCCCGGGGTCTGTAAACCTCATACAAGGAATCTGTCAGTTTACCCTCGGCTTTGTTTTCGACGTTTTCAACTCCGGTTTCGGCGGGCTTTTCTGGCGGGGCCGGGCGGTCCTTGGCATAAAAATTCAGTATCCAGTTTTTGGACATACCAACAGGGGCGCCCAGTTCCGTAAGGCGTTTGAGCGCATAACGGATCCATTCCTTGATTTCGTTGCCGGCGGCAACAAATTCATTGTAGCTCTCTGCAAGATGCTCTTTGGCCTGGGCGTAGGCCTCGGGATGGATTAAAGGGGGCAGGTTATCGCCAATGGCGCCGGTCTGGTTCAGGCCTTTCAGGATGTCGGCGACGGCCTCAAGGCCTTTCTTGGCACCTTTGCCGGCGTGCGTTGCGGCGCCTTTCAGGGTGGGTTTGCCTTTGCTGGTCGGCGGCGCCGGGGCCTCGGTCGGCTTTTCAATCAGGCCTTCCTCTGCGGCGACTTCGTCGAACAGGTCGGAAAGCTCGTCAAGGCTTAATTCTTTGTCATTAATTCCAGGAGATACGCTATCTCCTCGGCCATTTCCTCCGCGGTCTTTATCCGGCCGATGCTTTGAGCTGTCATCGTTTCTTCCGGATTTAACCGTTCCATCAGTTCCGCTGGATCCAGATTCATTATTGGCAGACTCGTTGCCAGACTCCAGACCTCCGGTTCTTCCTCCGTTATCAGGCCCTTTTCCAGTGCCCAATCCAGCAGATTCAGGACCTGGACCCGATCCGTCCGCGGGGGGATTCCCTCCTTGCGTAGTAACGTCAGTATCTTCTGATTGAGGGGATGAAGATTGGCCTTCCTGATCGATTGCAGGTCTGTCATTTCGGACCTCCCATAGTTTGGCGGGTAAGTCTTTGAATTTCTCCACAAACCCGGTTACAATGTTACCATTGGTGGGGCCGTCTTTGTCAATAACTAAGATTTGATTATCAAAGGTGGTCCCATATTTTGCGTATTCCTTTCCGGAAATCCCTATATTTGCCCGGACATTGTATTTCGCTTTCATCCGGGTCCACCATTTTTTAAAGGACGGCCGGTCATCGGCCATGCCGCGGCCAACAATGGCCACCAGGCGGCCACCAGGCGCCAGCCGGGCCAGGGCCTGCTCAATGTGCCGGGCACCGTTCATGGTGTTGTTTTTCTGGGTACGGCCGGCCGTGGCGGAAAACGGCGGATTCATTAAGACGACGGTCGGCTTGACATCGGCCGGCAAAATGTTGTTGAGCTGCTCACCGTTCTCGGTGAACACCCGGTCAAAGCCCATCAGCTTGAGCAGCTCGGCCCGCCTGGGGCTCAGTTCATTGACAATCGTTTTGGCACCGGCAGTTTTACCGAACACGGCCAGGCCGCCGACTCCGGCGCTCGGCTCCATGACGGTATCTTTTGCTGTCGGTCGGGCTGCCCATGCTGCAGCATAGGCCAGGCCCGGGGGCGTAGAAAATTGTTGGAACTGATCCATTTCCCGGGTGCGTTTGGTCTGGGTGGGCAGGAGGGAAATCAGGTTTTGCAGCCGGGTGATGGTCTTCTGGGCGTCGACAACTTCAAATATCGTGTCCGGCGAATAAAGGTTCGGCCGTTTCGAGATAAACCGGTTGACGGCCAGTTCCATTGCGTCATAGGCGTCTTTGGGAGTATAGGCCCCCGCGGCCTGAGTGCCTCCGAAAGCCTTGTCGGCTTCTTTAAACAGCGCCTGCCAGGATGTTGTTTTCCCCTCGGCGATCTGTTTGCCGATAAAGAAAGAGAGCTTTTCGCTGGCCCCGGGTTTCCCATGGTCCGGGGTCTTATCCTTTACGGTGGGTGCCCATTTTTCATGGCTGCGGATCAAAACTTTTTTGGCGGCGTCTGTCAGATGCTGCCATAGGGTCTTGGCAATCCTTTCAGCGGATGAGCTGTTCCATCCCATTTTTAAGGCCACCTGCCGGCGGCCATATTTTGTCAGTTCCTTATCCCAATCTTTGCCGACCTTTTCGGCGTTTTCGTCATCGATGCTGATGCCGGCCGGCTCCTGGGTCGGCATCCACTTGTCACGGTCCCGGGCAAGGCGCCGTTGAGTCTCCGGGCCGATGTCCGCCCATTCGCGGCTGGCAACATATTCATGGATACCAGACGGGGCGTTAATGGCCTCCATGGCCTTGAGCCGGGCGTCATACGGCAGGCGGTCCCATGCTTTCCGGACGGACCCGACGGGCACCCGCTCGTCTTTGAAAAAGTCGTCAAGCTCGGCCTCGATCTCAGCCGGCGTCTTTTTCCGTTTCACCTTTTCAAGATCGTAGTTGTGAAAATAAAGGTTCCCAGAATTTTCGGTTTTTATTTTTTCCTGCCCGGTTTTGTAGTCCCGCTTGATATGGGTGACGGCCCCGGCCATGCTCTTTGGGACCTCGCTGCCCTTGCGCGGTTGGACATTGTCACCGATGGCGATTCTGGAGAACGTGCGGCCCTCCCACTGGTCTTTCGCCTTGGTGATAACCTCCTTGTCAATGTCTGACAGGTTTTTGAACGCAATTTCTGTATAATGTGAACTGGGGCTCCCGGCCGCCACCATACCCAACATTTCAGCAATCATTCCGCGGGACTCTGGCGTCTGGCTATCCCATGCGCTTTCAACGTTTTCGGGCGCCTTGAGATTTGCCAGCATCTTTTTTATTTTTAAAATCTGACTGGCGGGCGATGCTGGTTCTTCTGGGGTATGGTCCTTGACGGCCTCGCGCTGCTCATCGGTGAGGCTATCGACGTAGGCCTTATAGTCTGCCAGGGCCTTTTCTTTTTTGGTGGGTTTCGCGGGTTTTGCGGGGAAAGCCCGGTCAATGGCTTTGGCCTGGGCCTCTCCCAGTGTCCAGCCGCCACCCCGGGGATCGCCGCCAAGGTCGGTGCGGAAACCATCTTCCGTTATCCGGACATAGAATCCGCCGGCGTCCGATTGCATAATTTTATAGGACCGGCCCTTCGGGTCAATCGCAAAGCCCGTCCGTTCAATGTCCTGGGTAAATTTTTCCCGGGGATCTGCCGGCGCCGGCGGTTCGGGCGCTACTCCTTCTTTTCCGGGCTCTGCTTCGGCGGTTTCTCCAGGAGTTCCACTCCCTCCAGTTTGACTGACGTCACCTTCCCCCCGGCCTCTATCAATTCGCGTAATTGCCGCGAGTCCAGAACCTTTGGCCGGTCGGGTGCCTTCTCGTTCTTTTTCGCCTTTTCGGGCGATAAGGTTTTTATCCGCATTTTTGAGTGTGTCTCCTGTCCCGGTGCTGAATTGTAAAACGTGATGGTATTTTACGTCATCGATGATGATTTCAAGCGGGCGGGCCTCCAGGAATGCCCGTATTTCGGCCTTGGCCGTTTCAACCTCATCCAAGCTCACGGCCTGGGTGCCGAACTCATCTCCGGAAAAATGAACCCCGTCCTTGCCCAGTGAGCTTTTTTCAATGGCTCTTCCAAACAGGGAAATGGCCTTGTCTCCGAGTGAATGCCCACCCTCTACATGATCGTTTATATAGCCGAGCCCGTCCATGTCAAACATTACTTGGATCGGTTTTTTATTTTGATCTTCCTCATAGGCCCGCTTTGACAACAGGTTCGTCAGGCCGGTGGAATCCTTTTTCAGCTCGGCAATGGCCTCATCGTGGGTCATCTCATCAATGCGTTTGCGATACTCGGTATCCTGGCGCCGGTCATTGCCGGAGCGTTGTTCGCCAGCCTTCGGCTTTCCGGCTGCCCGCCGGCGCTCTGTCAAATCGAAAACCGACTCTTTCCCGTCCTTGCCGGAAAAGGTCAGGGCGTTCATGGTGATTTCTTTGCCTTCGAGGCTGTTTTCACCGACGTACTTTTGACCTTCGCCTTTTTTTACATAGGCAATGGTGGCATGCGGGTGGTAATCCGGAAACGTATCGGTAACGCTGGTGCTCTCGGCAATTTTTTTGTTCAAGGCGCGCAGTTCCGGGCTCTCAACGTCGACTTTGACGACGTCGTAATCATCGCTTTCAAAGATGGAAACCTTCCCCATGGTGACCTTGAACGGCCCGACGCCTGCCAGGGCGGATTCAATCGATTTCGGGTCTGCCGAGTGCACGCCATATTTTACCGTGACATGCGGCTTTTCTTCGCGGCCGTATGAGGGGTCTTTGGGGTCTGTGTAAAGCTCCTCATCCGGAATGAGCTGCCCAAGCTCCCGGATCTCGTCGGCAGCCGGCCCCGGTATATCAACTTGGGTGGAAGAATAGTCGTGAACCTGGTCGCGCTCGTTCTCTGTGGCCTCGATACCCTTGATGTCGGATACCAGGATCTCAACCTCTTTGCCGGCCGGAATGGTAATCTGTTTGCCGTCCTGGAGGGTTACGCCATCGCCCAGGGGGTCATTTTCGACCACCTTGTATTTGTCCCACTGGCCATCAATGACCATGGTGGCCTCTGTGCCTTCTGCCAGGTCTCCAGCCAATTCTTTTTTATAGGCGCCTTCCTTGTCGTAATCCGGGGGCGCCTCAACGTCTACATTGGTTGACTCATCGATCTCGGCCGCGGCCGCCTTCTGGTTTTTGGTTTTGGGCTCTGCGTCCAGCTTGCCGCGCTTCAGTGCATCGGGGTTGTGGGTCAGAATGCCGGCCAGGTCCTCACTGGGCAGCATCCAGCCGGCCCGCACAAGACCCGTCTGCGCTTTTTCGATCTCCACTCCGCCCTTATTGAATAGCTTGGCCTTGCCGGCGTCTTTGTACTGGGCCAGGTAATCCGATTTTAAGCCCGCCGGGTTGATGCCGCCCATGGCCCGGATGGCGCCGCCAAGAGTGACAAACCGTTCTTTATTGTTTTTCGGTGAAAGGGCCGTGGCAATATTCCGGGTGCTCAACTCGGAATCAATCATTGCCACCAGGTCGGACCGGCCCTCATGCTCGTATTGCTGCCGCACCTGGGTCAACGCCTCGCTGCTGGCCTCTGTAAGCCGGCCGCCGACGTTGTCCCGGATTTCGTCGAGCTTGTGATTCTTGATGGCCTCCTCGGCTGCCTCTCGGGATGGCGCATTCCTCAAGCCGTCAATCAGGGAAACCAGGTCCGGGCGTTCCTCCTGAAACTTTTTGGCATCCGGAGCGCCCTTCCGGACCATCCGGTTCCAATGAATTTCCGCACCGTTTTTGATGTCCTGGGCCGCCTGCTGCGCTGACTTGCCCGTCGTCTGCATGATGGCCTCAATGGCATCTTTGGTTTTCTGACGGGTGACAACCTTTTGACTTTCTGACAGCTGATCCTCATAGGCCCGGGCGGATTCTTCGGCGGAATTGATAATCATGGCATCCGGGCTGCCATAGTTGGCGTTCAGCTCTTTTTTCAGCTTTTTGATGAGCGCCTGCTGTTTCTTGGAGGGATTTTTAAACCGACTCAGGTTGTCGAGCTGTGCCTGTTTCGCCTGCATGACCTCATTGGCCTGATCCATGGCGGCCCGGGCGTCTGCCGTCTTTCCTTCTGCCCGGGCCGCGGCCGCTGCTGCAAGTTCCTCGTCGGTGAATTCGTTCGCTGCGGCCTCGGGATTGGCCGGAGCGTTGATGTCGTCAGTCTTGCCGGCGGCCGGCCCATTCTCGGCGGCTTCGGCGGCGGCGATGTCCGCGTCTTCCTCTGCGTCGGCGGCAGCTTGCCGGCGGGCCAGGATGTCGCGGGCCTCATTGAGGCGGGATTTATGACCGGAGTAGCCTTCCCCCAGACCAAAAAGGACACCGGCCGCGGCGCCGGCGGCCGCTGAATCGATGTATCGATGGATGTTTTCAGGGGAAAAGAGCTTTTCCTCCGGGTCCTGAACAAACATATTCAGGGTTGAAATAAATTCCTGAACAAATTCTTGCGTTCCCTCTTTGGCCATGGTCCCTGGGACAGCCTTGATCATCGCCTTGATGAATTGTCCGCTGCCGGCCCGCTGGACCAACTTCTTAGCGGTCTCTTTGGTGATACCCCGGGTAACCTCCTTGAGCCCCAAGGCGCGCCGGACAAACGTACCAGACGGCGCCACCAGCTCAGTTGCACCGGAAAGCAGACCCAGGGCCGCGGCGGTCCACTCATTGCTGTTTTCAACGCCGAATTCCTCGGCGCCTTCCGCCCACATGCCGCCGGCCTCCAGGGCCGTGGACCCCAGAACCAGCCCGATATTACCGCCGACCTCTTTGGCTACCAGGCGCTCGGCCGCCTTCCTGGCTGCGGCCTCTCCGGATTTAGCTGCTACGGCCTGGACGGCCTTGGACTCCATGGCCTTGGCCACCTTGTTACGCATGGCCTTTTTAATGATGCCGCGGCTGAACGCACCGGTGACGGTCCCGGCGCCCGGAGCGATTACCGTGCCAATGGTGGACGCGGCCATAATCTCGGCCATGGTCGGCGTCAGCTTACCAATGACACCGGCAAACCAGGTACCGACATCCCCGGGAGATGTCCAGTCAACTTCTGAAACGCTGTTGAAGGTGGACGGGTTGAGGGACGCCTCCTCTATGTTGCGCTTGTAATTTTCAAAGCCCCAGTCCCTGAGCGTGTCAGAATGAAATGCCTTGCCCACCAGGCCGGCGGCGCCATAAAGTAGCCCCTGGGTGTCATCGATGCCGGAAAGCAAATTCCGCGTGAATTCACTCCGGGTTTCCATATTTTCCTTGGCGAGCTGTTCGCGGGATTTCTGGCTATCCGGAACAAAGGGATCTCCCTCCTGGCCGGTCAACTGCCGGTATTTTGAAGATGTCTCGGAAAAAAATTGATGATCAGCGGCCTCGGCCGGCGTCAAATCGGCGGGCCGGGCCTCCTGGGAGCTGTCTGTTTTCCCGGTAAGGCGGGCAAAGTCTGAGCTGATGGTTTCCAGGTCCTGTGCGAAAAGGTCGTCAGTGCTCGGGTATCCCATTGGGTGGTTTCTCCTGGCTGTCGTCGCTGCTTATTGGAAAAGGCGATTGCCTTCATCTTCCGGACGGTTTCTATCCATTCTAAAGGAAGGCTCGCCGGTATTGAACCCAAATTTTGTTAAATGCTCCCGCATGGTCCGGGGCAGCCGGTCAACATAGGCTTGCCGCTCGGACGGGTCCAAGGTCTCCAGTATGGACATATTCTGTTGCAAGGCCATATCAAACGTTCTCTGTGCCACTTCGTCGGCGCTCATGCCCTGCAGTTCGTCAATTCTTTTGAGGCGCCCGACAATGTCGGCCTCACCGGGCCGGGCTCCGCCCTCACCCCCCAGGATGTTTTCAAACTGTTTGTCGACACGCTCCAGGGCGGAATTCATCCGCTTATCAAACCGTTCAAGATCAAACTGCCGATTTTTTGCGGTGAGTTCATCCCGGCGAAGATCGAGCGTACTTTTCTGGATGCCGACCTTTTGCTTATCCTGGCCTTCCATTACGGTGTTGTGCCGGGTTCGTTCCGCAAAGGTCCGGTTCGCGTCGCCTTCCCGAAGGTTGAACGTCCGGTCCGCGTCTGCCGTGTCAAATTCAAATTTCCGATCGGCAATGCCGGTGCGAAAATCGATGTCTTTATCAAAGCGACGATCGATGCCTTTTTCCTTGAATTTGGCAACGTCCATTTGCCCCGCGTTCCTGACGCGCTGAACGTCCTTGTCGCCTTCAATCCGTTGGGTGAGCCGATCTTTTTTAATCCGCTCGTCTCTTTCAAGTTGCTCCTGTTGGTTCATTGTCAACCAGGCCATATCTACCCCCGTTCTTTATTCGTGTTCGTATTTGTGGGATTCAGAAATACTTGCGTTCCAATCCTGGCTTTCGCTTCTGCTGCTGCGGCTGGAAGCGTCATAGCTGGCCGAAGCGTTCACGGCGTTCATGGCCGATGCCGCCAGCTGCGCCCCGACATTCATAATGCCCTCGGTGCCCTTGGATTGCAGCTCCTTCAAGGCAACATAGCTGTTTGAAATGGCCTCGATCTGGGCAACCGCCTTTTTCAATCGGAGTTCAGCGACACTGACGTTGGCGGTCATTTCCTGGATCTTGGCCAAGTTCTCCGCTTTAACGGCGTCGGTCTCGGCATTGTAGGCCAGGACCTCAGTTTTGAAGGCCTCCACCTGCAGGCCGGCGCTTTTGATCTCGGCCTCTATCTGGGCCTGATACCGGGCCAGGTCGGCGCGGTATTTGTCGATTTTCAGCTGATTGGTTTTGAGGACGTTCTCGGCGGCGATAGCTTCGATCTCGGCCGTTGACTTGGCAGCCTCTACCCGGGCGATGTAGGCCTTGACGTTTTCGGCGTAAACCTGGACCCGGGCCTTTTCCCCGTCCACCTGTGCGGAATAGACCTGAAACTTTGTTTTTTCGCCTTCCAGCTGCGCAACATATGCTTGTGTCTGAGCCTTGAAGACCTCCAGCTTGGAAAGCTCGACCTCTGATTGAACCTTGGCCGCCTGCATTTCGGTTTCGTAAATCTTGGCAACTGTGTTTACAGCCTCCACCTGAGCCCTGTAGACATCCGCCTTGACGCTTTGGACCTTTGCGGAAACCTCCAGTCCCTGAATCTGGGTTTTGTAAATCTCGGCCGTGGTCAGGGCCGCCTTGATTCGGGATTCGTAAACCGCGGCCTCGGCCTTGTAGCTTTCCAGAGCGGCGCTGTATTTGGTCACCAGGGCCTTGAAAACTTCAATGCCGATCGTGGCCACCGACTTGGCCGCGTCTAGGGCCCGGTTGGATTGCTGGTTGAAAAAATCGCGGAGTATGCCCTCCAGCTGGATCCCTTTTTCAACCATGAATTGCGTATTCTTCTGGGCAAGCTCCGCCTGATTGATCATGATTTCCCGGCTCATCTGGTCATTTTTCCGGGATATTTCGGCGCTGACTTCGGCCAGGCGGGCAGCCAGGGCACCCGGGGGCAGCGGAAACCCTGTGGCTGAAAAGGTATCCTCAGACTCCCGATAAAGGCGCTCGTTCTCGTCGCGCTGCCGGTCCCTTGCCCGGTCGTACAGCTCGGCCTCTACGGTGACATCCAGGCCGGTACCGCCGTTCCTGATGTCCGTCAGGACCTTGTCCAGCAGATCCGACCAGACGTCGGAATTATACGGGGCCTCCGTATAGGAAAACGGCGCCGGGTCGTTAAGAGTTCCCAAATTGGGAACGTTTAAATCAAAATCCGGCAGGCTGATGGTGGGCGGCGCCGGAATTTCCAAATCTTCGAAGGCGATCGGCGCCGGCGTGGTCAGGTCCGGTTTTGCCGGCGTCTCGACGGTGTTGATGGTGATGTTGTCATCTGGCGGCGCAATGTCATTGAAACTGGGCACCGGAATAATGTTTTCCGTGAAATTAAAATTTTCCTCGGGAATATCCGCCGTATCGATGTCCGGGACGTCTGCCAAGGCCTCCATGGTCGGGGCCGGGTCGTCAAACTCCGGGAAGGAATCAATTGCATCCGACATTTCCGGCCGGGCGCTGTAATCCAGGGGCGTGATGGTCGGGACCTCGATGTCTTCAATGGTCTCGGTTGACGGGACCTCCAGGGAATTTAACAGCGTGGTCAGGTCCGTTATATACTGCTGCGCCAGGGTCAGGTTTTCCCGGGCGTATTGTTCGGCCAGGTCAAACCGGTTTTCAACAAGATCGTGTGTGTTGCCAAAATGCGTTACAACGTCCGGCGCATCCGACATATTAACCCAAGTGCCCATTTATATTTCCTCCTCGGTTTCGGTGATAACCTCCACCTGTTTGAAAAATGCTCGTGAATAAATCCCCAGTGAAAGAGCATTGCCTTCACCGAACAGTTTTAATTCACCGGTGTCTGAATCCTTCATGATAATCAGGCCGTTGTGCTCAGTTTTCGGCAGGGGCTCTAATGCAGAATTGCGGCCGGCTCCGGAAAGCAGCACGGCCCGCCATGCGCCGTCCCAGGGAAAGCCGCCACAAAGGTATTCCGTGTACCCGCCGCCTTGAATGGGCTCACTCCATTCTGTGGCCTCGCAGGTGCTGCCGGTCGTGTCGACCTTTGAAACTTCCTCATACCCAATTTCTGAATACTCATAGGAAAGGCCGCCATTGGGGTTGATGCCAAGTTTATGGAGGTCGTATTCATGACGGCCGGAAGGCTTGCAAAATCCATAATTATAAATCCCTTGAAGATCAAAACCCTCTAATGGGGGATCATCATAATCAAAACCCGGCATATATCGGCGCCAACCTAAAGTTTGCTGTGATTCTGTAACTTCCTGATGACTACCTTTCGAAAGACTCAAATCATCAATTTTAAAATTACCATGCTGGTAGGACTGAATGCTTTCACTATGGATTACTGAACGAGCGCCCGCCCAAAGGTCCCGGTGGGTAGGCCATTCACTACATAAGGCTCGTCGGCCCTCTATTGTATATGGGTTGCCTTGCCATGTAACTTCATAGTCAACAGAATCAATTAGATGGACAGCATGATTATAGGTAAAATATCCAAAGCAATATGGATTTGGTGGATTTGGTGTTTCCCTTGGAGTAAATGTAGCCCATGGAGGTGTCCCACTTTCAGAAGGATCAGAAACATCATCGTCAGTCACAAAATAGAGTTTGCGTTCAGCCGGGTGCCATGCTGCTGTAACGATATCCCCATCAACTTGATGACAAGTTCCGATTTGTTCATTGATAAGGTCTTCCTCGAAATAATCCCCGGAGCGTCCTAAGTCACACCAATAGGCTTTTTGAGTAGCTGAATTTGTACCACCATAGCCAATCAAACGAACATGCCTGTCCGGATGATAGGTGGGCTCAAACTTGGTTGATCGGACTCGGGAATAATACAGATATTGTTTTTCCATAGCCCCGGTCTCGGGGTTGTATTTCCAGATGGAAAATTCTTCCTCGTAATCCGCCATTAGACCAACAAAGTATTCCAGAGCGCCAGTTTCTGCATTAACTTCCGTCCAGGCGTCAAAACCGATATGAACATTGATCCAAGAGTCTGCAACATCACAGGTCGCTTGCTTACAGACTGAACGGCAAAACCCGGATTGGGGATAATATTTGATGCCTGGCGTCTGCCAGTCCAGGACCGTGCCCTTCATAGTAGCTGATACGGCCCACTTGTCGGCGCCGAGTGATCCGCGCCCCATTGGATAAAAGATAAAGGCAGACACACACAAATCCCCGACGGTCTTTGACCATTCCTGCCGGGACGGGGGGTCACTGTTGGCCGGAACGTTGCCGGTCGGATACTGATCAAGCGGGGAAACGATCTCCGGGGCATCCTCCGATAAAATCGCGTCATCGATGGTTTCCGCAAAAATTTCTTTTTTGTTGTACGTCCGGGTATAATGCTCTTCAACGGCCGCATTGATGGACGCAAAGGCCCCGGAATCCTCACCGTTGACCATGCCCTCGAAACACATGGTAAAGGACCCGTAAATTTGCCCACCTTCCACATAGGTTAGAAGGCCTGATCCTTCGGTACAAAAAACAGCCTCGGCCGCCAGGAAAAGCGGGGAATTCTTACCATAGCTGACAGACAGGTATTCCTCCGGGTTACCAAAAACGACAAGTAGGTATTGGGTAACTGTCCTGATGATCTCGGTCCCGGGCTCCTCCCCGCCGACGGTCGGCACATGCACAAGCGCCCGGCGCCGGCCAAAGGAAATGGCGCAATCGACCACCACCCCGCCGCCAAGGCTCACCCGGCGGATGCACTGTTTCAGGCCCTGGAATCGCATGAAGTTTTCGAGTATCTCCAGCTGTGCCCGGGCAATGCCATGAAACCGCTTGATGGTTTCCGGGTCGTAGTGCTCAAGGTCCCTGCTCAGAAGGACGTTATCAATTCCGGTTCCTGCCATGATTCAACACCACTGGAAGCACTTTGATTTCATCGATGGAAAAATTGTTGCCTCTTACCTGGATGGTAAAATATCGGCCGTAAACCTTCCGGGTGACGGTTTCCCGAATAGCGTGCTGGCCGGCCGCAGCTATCGGGATTGTAATCGTCTGGGTCTTTCCGAGTTCCGTCGACACGGTGATGGTCAGGTTTGTGGCCGCGGAGGTTTCAACACTCAGGTAAATAAACCGCAGGCGCTTAACCTGTTTGATGCCAAAATCCATGGTAGGCAGCTCGAAAAATGCGTCTATCTGATCGGACCCGTCATGGTCACCGGTGTTTTGGAAAAGCCCGGATTCAGCCGCGGCTAAAATTTTTCCGTTGACCATGGCCATGGAATTGACCGGAAACGCCGTGTATTGCGTTGTAGCGGCTTTAGCCTGTAGATTGGTATCCAGGACAAGGGCCAGAGCGTTTTCGTGTACTGTGGCCTCGATCGCGCTGGTAAGGGCCGGGATATCAAAGTCGAGCGTGTCGTCAAGGGCTGTAATTTCGCCGGTGATGGCCGGCAAGCTTGCGCTGATGTCTCCCATTATCTGATCTGTCCCCGGGCGTGCCGCAATACGGCGTCCCTGTTCGAGTTATTGACGACGGCCAGCAGTTCCAGGGCCGGCAAGGCACAGTCAAGGGTTGCCGGGCCACCAGGGGCCGCGGATATACGGCAGCGGCCGAGCGCCGGCAGGCTGGCTGCCAGGTTGCCGACGATGCCGGTTTGAGCTGTGGCGGAAAAAGTCAAGGCCTGAAGATTGGCAGCGATGGCACCGACTGCGCTACTGTGGCCGGTCAGGGCTGCCCGGATTGCCGGCAGGCTGGCGGCAATGGCCGGGGCGCTGTCGGCGTTGCCGGAAATTGACACCCGCAGCGCCGGAACTGTGGCTGAAAGCTGCGTTACTACCTGGTTTCTGCCGACCATGGCGACGGCCGGGCAGACCAGGTCAATGGAAATGCGGGCGCCGGCCTGGGCCAGCATGGAAAGCCCGGGGATCTCGGCCGCCACCTGGGCGAGAATCTCATTGAAACCGGTCCCGGTCATGGCCAGGCCCGGGGTATTGGCGGAAAGATGGCCGGCGGCATGGATGGCCGCGGTCAGGGCGGGCAGCTCGCAGGCCATGGCAATCTTGTTTGCCACGCCTGCCATTTCGCATGTGATGACGGGAAGCGTGCCCTCGACCTCCCGGTATTGATCGGTGACGCCTGTCATGGTTAGGGCGCCGAGACTGTCGACCAGGTCGCCGGAAAAGCTGAATGCGTCCGCCTGGATGCTGGCTGTCAACGCTGGCAGGGTTGCGGCCATATAGGCGCCCGCTACCATCTCACAGGTCAAGGCCGGTAGGCTTGCGCTCAAGCCACTGTAAAGGGTATTTATCTCACAGGTAAGCGCCGGCAGGGTTGCCGTGATATCCCCTGTTGTTCCCGGTACAGCCGGGGTCTCCGCCTCTTCTGAGCCAAAGGTAATAAGGGCGTCAGTACCTGAATAATGAGTTGCTTTAACCCATGCTGCTGAACGACTCGTATAGGAAACTCGAACTTCGGCAATTTTTCCAGCTAACTGTCGGTCTCCACTTTTTGCGCTATTTCTTTTACCGATCCTGATTGGTAAAGCTGCGGAGTCTAATGCTGTAGTGTAGCTATCCGTTCCGACTTGATTCCCATCAATATAAAGTAAATGGGTAGTTTGATTATAGGTTGCCTGGATACCATAGAACTGAGAATTATTTAGCCCATCAGAGGTAAGCTTGCTATTTCCTGTTTTAATTGAAGATTGAACCTTACCTAAGCCATGTCGTAAAACCCAAACGTCTGCATTTTCATCGAGGTCAAGTATTGTGTGCTCTGAGTCGGTCCCGCCGTTTTCAGCAAAAGATGCAATGGCTTCAAGTGTTGCACCTGTTGCATTGCTGAAAGTTAATCCAGTATCAATACCATCATCAACTCCGTCAAAATCAATAGCCTTCCCATACGGACCGTCAACAAGGTCCCCCGTAAGCATAGTGCCTAAGGGCGTTCCATGATTAGCATTTGAAGTTGAGTCAAGGATACAACCGGCTCCACCACTGGGGTCTTGACTCATATGGTAAATGGCCTTAAAATCATCATCCCAAACCTGTTGAGAGGCTGTTTGGCTGGTATCACCGACATTACCATAAACTGTATATTGGGGATCTTCTATATTGGATGCCACATGCTGGGGTATTTGTCCGTCAAAGAGAAGGGTGCTATTTGAAATAGCATTCCCATAAGTGGTATCCGTGATGGCATCATCTGAAATATAAAGGAGGATGTCCTTACAGGTCTCGGTTAACCTTGTTCCACTATCATGGTTGTTATTTATAACTATTTCATCAAACTCAATTGATGTATTAAAAACGCAAATTATTCTTTGGTTTGTATAATCCCCACTATCAGAGACCCAAGAAGTAGAACCCCATCCGTCCACCTTTGATAAAGAAGTATCAAAGGCATATTTTGAGTTATAAGTTTCTGTTACAATACTGGAATGATAAGCTGTGTAATCACTTTGGGTAAGGGGTAAGAGTACTCCATCCTTATAAAACTCAACTGACCGAATACTTGTATATGTGCTAGCCCCCCAATTATTTGTAAAATCAATAATAACTGATTTAGCACTATAATAGGGGCTCGCTGTAGAGGCATAGTTCAGATAAAAAACAGTCTTTTTATCTGCATAAACCGTGGGTAATTTGACGTACAGCTGTGCCTTTTCAGTAGTATCATCCCAATAGGCAATTTCAACAGGGCATTCAACACCATCATCAGTTGTGACTTTTATTTTAAAGCGATTTGCGTCAGAGGTAAGTTCATCAAAAATCGCGGTAATATCTTTGTCAGAGATTCCAGAGGCACTGGAAAGATTAAGCATAACCGGGAAGTCGGTTAACTCGGAATCAATTAAATCTGGGTTGATTTCAAAGCGAATACGCTTTGTATAATCCTCGTCAATATCAACATCCCGGTAAACAAGGAGGTCTTTATTGGAATAATAAGTCGCTTTTAACCAGGCGGCTGAACGAGCAATATCTGAAATACGAATTTCTGAAATTTTACCAGCATAGAAAAAATTATTAGAACCAGAGTCACGACCTATACGAATAGGGAGATTATTTTCTCCAATACTATCGTAAGAATTATTTGTTGAAGCCGTTCCAGTAGTCGAACCATTGCGAAACAAATCTATTTTATCTGTTCCAGAAGCATCTTTATCATAAACACCACAAATAGTTTGCCAACCTTCTGATACCGATTCTTGGGATTTTGTTATATAATTGTCACTTGATTTGTATGCTTGAATTGTTATAGCTTCAACTAAAGCTGAGTCATTAGCAGCAAGTAAATAGCCATATCCAGAAGATGCCCAATTTGATTTTGCTATTAAAGGACCAGCAACACCATTTAACGTTGTCCAATTAATATCTGCATGAGCTTCAAGTGTTAGATAATCTGTTATATCAAAATCAGCATGATCAGAAATTTCTATATAATCATCCGTACCATCAAAATCTAATGCTTTGCCAAATTCTCCATCAACAAGATCCCCTGTGAGCATAGAGCCTGCAGGTGTTCCATGATTGGCATTAGAAGTAGAATCAAGGATACAGCCAGAACCACCAGAAGGGTCTTGAGCCATATGGTAAACTGCTTTGAAATTATCATCCCAAACTTGCTGTGCTGCCCATCCTCCGGTGTCATCAACGTAAAGAGGAAACTCTTGGTCATCAGCCACATTTGAAGCGGCGTGTTCTGCTATTTGGCCATCAAAAATTTCAGTACTATTAGAAATTGCTGCATTATAGGTGGTATCAGTAATGGAATCATCAGAGATGTTTATTTTTATATTCTTTGCACCAGCATCAGTTAATGTGCCTTCATGATGGTAATTATTAATTATAATTTTATCAAATTCAATTTCGGTGTTAAAGACAACACTTAACCGAGATGCAATAGTTGCTGAGTCTGACGCCCAAGAATTACTAGACCCCAATCCTGTTTTAGATAAGGCTGTAACAAAGGCCCATTCTGGATCATAATTACTAAAAGTTGTTGTCGCATAAGCTGTAATGTCTGAGCCTGTAATAGTTATCTTTTCGTCATTTTTATAAAAATCTACAGACCTAATACCAACAACACCAGAATAACCATAGTTGTCAGCAATATCAAAAATAACTGATTTAGCTGTTACCGCTTTTGCAGCGCCTGCCACTAAAGAAAATTCGGTGTCTTCTGAATCTGAAACAGAGGGAAGTTTTGTCCAGAGAATTCCTTTTTTATTGGAATAATCAAAATGTTCAATTTCACCATAAAGAGCATCGCCACTTGCATTTTCAAGAGTTATCTTTTTTCTATTGGCATCCTCTCCTAAAGCTGTAAAAACCTCCGGATAAGCCGCTAGGTTAACCATAACCGGAAAATCTGAAAGCGTTGAATCGATTTTTTCGTGATCAATTTTTAAATCAACCGTTGCTTCAGAAAGGGTAAATTCAGCTTCACCTATTCCCACATAAGCAAAAGAACTCTGCCCCGGAACTAATTGTTTTGTTAAAATTTGAACTCGATAATAACGAAAAGCTGCCGGAGAAGTTATCTCAAC